TTAATAGGTTTTAATTAGCTGGGATGTATTCAATATTTTCCTACTGTTACGGTAGTGAATTACATCACTTTTCATGTATGCAACAGTTCTACCAATTTTGGTAAATGGAATAGCACTTTCTTGGCATCTCATACGCTGCAGTGTATGAATAGAGCAATTAAGGAAGATTGCTATTGCTTCTTGAGGGAACATTTGTTCATTTGGTGCACGAATAAATCTTTCAAGTATTTCATTTTTTTCAGACTCAGTCATTTCTATTAAAGGTTTTTTAGCCATCACGCCACCTGCAGTTGATTATTAGCAGATGCAACGGCGTAACGTTGCGCTGCAGTGAGATTTAATGCATCAATGAAACTTTTCCCATTGTTAAAATACTGTTTTAAAAACATTTCATAACGCTCCGCACAGTAATTATTCATTAGATAACTTTTTGCTGTAGTACCATCACAAAAAATCTTGCCAATATTTTTATTTTTGCGAAGTACTACACAATCAGTTTTAACCTCAGCACTATGACCGCCGTTAAACATCCAGTGCATAAATGGTGTGCTTATATGGTGTGGTAATTGTTTGTTTTTTGACATTATTCATCATCCCAGGGCATACGATCATCCGCAGCAAGACTGATTTCAGTGCGTCGCTGATTAACATAGCTCATCAATCGATCTTGAATAACAGGATCACATTGCTGCACTTCCAAAACCTTTAAATCTAATTCTTCAAGAGTCTGACAATTATTTATGCGACACATCAGGCTTGATTCTGATTTTTCAGGCGGGTTTAGATCAGCAAGTTTTTTTGATATTTCAACAATTAGAGGTTTACGCTGTTCTTCTGTCCAATGTTGAGTTTTCCCAATAACATCGTTTGCTTCAGCGGGTGTTTCAGCGTGCATAACGACAGCATGTAGATCCGCAAATTCGATTTCATATTCGGATTTTTTCCCGATATCGAGATGAAATTCATCCTTCTCTAGCTTGGAGATTTTTGCATTTATCGCATCTTCTAAAGGCTTGCGCTGTTCGTCGGTCCATTGAGCAGTGTACTTATATAATGCATTTGCCTCGATAACAGTTCTTGCAAGTGAGGCACGCTCAATAAGCTCATTTAATAAATTGCGATATTGAGTATCCTGAGCTTTTTCAATCATTGATTCAGCAACCAAACTATTTTCAATAGAATTAATTACGCTCTGTACAACAGTAGGCTTTTGTTCTTCAACCTTTTTAGAACGGGCAGCACGTTTTTTAGGTTTATCATTAAATCCGTCTTTAACTTCAATATCAGTAATCATGTTGCCGAATGTTTTTCCGAACGCTTGTAACTGAAGTTTTGCGTTTTCTTCATCAAGCTGAGCAAAGCCATTAGCAACACTTAAGCAAATATCGCCGTGCTCACTATCATATTGTGTACGCAAAATACACGTAGGCATTACGATAAAAATTTCCTGACCGAACTCTAAATCATGAGGTTCAACTGGTTTAGTAAATTGAATTTCAGCCAGTGTTGTAGTTTCACGCTTAATGCAAAATTCATAATCAGGTGCAAAAAATACAGTCGCTGGTACTTGATCAAGGGTGCTAAATTCTTGATCAGGGTGAAGTGTCCCATTACCTGCATATCGACACAGTACTATTTTACCGGCTTGTACTGCAGAAATAGCTTCTTGAGCTGAAATTATATTATTCATATTCTTATCCTTTTAATGCTTTAACTAAATATGAATCCAAGTTAGGTTGTTTTAACAGCCACTCGATATACGAATCTGGAAGCTCATCAATGAGTTCACCTTTATGCTTTCCAAAAGTCATTCTTTTAGGAATACGTGCTATCTCAGTCATTTGATAAAGCGAATTCATGTCTTTGATGCCAAGCTTTTCAACTAATGCTTGTAAAATTACACCAGTGAAATAAATATCAGCCTTTGCGTTGTGTGCGTGTCTCAAATGTTTACGTGCAACTTCTTTGTTTTCCATAACGTAGTAATAACAAGCTGATAGTGCATGAGAGTCCAATTTATCCCATGCCATTCGTGCTAATGCCAAGGTACAAATACCTTTGACATTTACGTCGTGGTCACATCGTTGAACGGCGCGAATGTCGTAATCAATGTTGTGGCCAATTAAAACCTGAGTATCAGCAGGCAGGCGGAATGTGTCATAACTTGGTTTATCTGCAATGTCGTTTTCAAGAATATGATGTGTAGCCATTGCGCCATATTTAATCGGTTCAGGACTTGAAAAATATTCATCAAACACCTGATCTTGCATGATCACTAATACACCTTGCTCGAATGAGCAGGGTGTGTAAGCGATTTCAATCGGAAAGCCTTCTAAATCGTGAGTTTCTGTATCTAAGATAATTGCGTTCATGCTGTAGCCATCTCCGATTTAGCTAAGATTTCAAGTTCATTTTTTACTTCTTGCAAATTTGCAGATTCAATTTGGGTGAGGGCATCTATGCCAAGATGTTCACAAACTGTCTTTACATCCAAGCCACGTTCATCAATGAATGCTTGGAGTTCGTCGCGTTGAGTGTCTGTGATTCCTTTGAACTGAGGCGGGTTAAACCAGCGTTTTTTCTCTTTATCAAAAGTGCATTTCATTTCACGTGCTTGTAATTGAATTGCATGCCACATTTCTCTGCTGTATTTGTGTTCACGATCTAAAGACTCAGTTAATTGGTTTAAATCACCAGCATGATTCGCTTCTTTACAAGACTGTTTTAAGTTACTTAAATCTGCTTGAGCTTTAATTTCTGCAGCTTGAGCAGGTGTTAATGTATTGATGTGATCCTTGGCTTGTTTCAATAGATCAGCTAGAAAAGTAGGCGAGTTAGTCATGTCTGGTACGGCGACCTGACCATTGCAAATTTCTGCACCGCTATCAGTTTTATATGTATAACCAAGGCGACCTGAATTTTTAGCATGATGTGTTGTGGATGGATTAAACAAAATAGTACGGATCGTATCGCCGTTTTGATCAGTTGTTGAGTGTAAATAACCCATTACATCAGCCATGCGATAAAGTAGATTTCTATTTTTCCCTGCAAGGTCTGGACGATAAACTTTTAATTTTTCTTTACCTGCTTCTTCCTCTACCGCATGTGCAATAAATACAACATCTTTGCCTAAGGATTGCCATTTACGAACCATATTCATAAATTTAGTACCTGCTAAACCTTGAGCTTTTAAAGTCAAAGTCTTATCCCGCTGTAGATTGTCACTATTTTTAGAAAGCTGATCTTTAATTGCGTCAAGCATTGCACCAACAGTATCCGCAACTATCGTATTGTAATTGTTGTAAAAATCATCTTTAAGATTTTCAAGATCAAACCAACTATCAATACGAACAATGGTTCCACGTCTAAGTTCTGCAGAAACACGATGTTGACCTTTATCAAAGTCAAAAATAACTGGCTTACTCGCAGTGTGAGCAATCGAACTTTTACCTAGCCCTGGGTCTGTGTAGAGGTAACAAATAACGCTTTCAACGAGTAACGTTTTTTCAGGTGTAAATATTTGAATAGACATCACACAACCTCCAGTTCAACAAGTTGATTTTTCTCGATGTAGCCACGAATTAGCTCTTTGATCTGAACAACATCGTCATAAACAGTGAAATCACGGTACTGTTTACCATTTATGTCCGTGGTGTTCTCAACAGTAAGTTGATTGATGTCAACAGCTGTAAATTCAGAACCGGGTACGCCGTAATTATCTTTATGGGCAGAATAATCGAATGAAATCTGGACTCTAAAATCATCAAGCTTAATAACAGCAACACCTGTGGTTTTAGATGTGATTTCAATAGACTGAACACTTACAACGTATTGATCAGCAGAAGATGATTTGCTAGATGGCGTGTAATCAGCGGTAGCAAATGGCTTAAAGCTCATTGCTAATACACTTAAAGTTACAGCACCAACACCAAGCATTACTTTGGCACTATTGATCGGATTTAGTTTTGCGTTCATAATTCACCTGTAGTAAGGAAAAGCACATTTGATTTAGCGGTCGGTGTGCTTTTTTGTTTTTGATGAGATAAATATCGCACTTCCGATATTTTTAATCAATAGGAAAACCGATATTTTTTGTATATTCCGATATTTTTATATTTATTTATGCTTTAATAGACAAAAGAAAACCCGCACACGGCGAGTTAATTAGAATGTTACAGGCAAAAGAAAACCCTGCATGGACAGGGTTAGGTAGTGATGCTTAGTTATTACAGGTTTATCCTTTAGTAACCTTGGTAATGATTATATTTTTTCGGTGTTACAAGTAAAAGAAAACCCACGCGGGGTGGGTTAAATGGAGTTGGAGAATATCTACTCACCATCAAAGTTCATTTCATAGGTATTTCCAAACTTAGGGTGAATCATATCTACTTTTTGTTTAAAATCTTCAGGTGAGTTTGATAATTTCATTAATGTTACTAAAGATGCAAGATGTTCTCGAAGTTTTGGGTGCCCAATATCGCTTGTTAAAAATTGATGTAATCTTGCTCTCTTATTGAGCTTATTCGCTTCCTTTTTTAATTCTGGTAATAACTCTGGAGCCAATCTTTCATAGACAACTTCATTAGTTAATCGCCCAATAAATCCTGGTCTGAAATTATTTTTCTTTGGAGGGTATGGGAGATTATAAAGTTTAAAAATTAATCTATAATATTCATCTGGAAACGTTTTTAACCATGGTTGTAGCTCTTTCGCAACAAAGGCTTCAAGTATTTTAGCTAATGCATTTCTCTCTCTATCACGTTCATACCCAGTAGCTTCATCAACAAGAGCTGCGATACCAACATGCGCTAAACCTCGCATCAAAATATCTGCTTTTGCTGCCTTTGGTAGTTGAGAGCTTTGTAGTGTTTTTGCATCCCTTGCTTTTAACCATATATCACAAACTTTTGGCAAAATTGATGCGGGATAACCAATAACAATTTTACCATTATCAACATAGCTAATTGGGGTAAGGTCCACACTATCAAAAACATTGGGAATAAAGGGATGTAGCGCTTTAGATGATATAAAAAGGGGTAAAGGTCCAAACTCTGTATTTTGACTATCTCGCAATCTAAAAGCCTTACCACCAGCAGATCCTAGTGTATTATTAATTCCATTTTCACTAATTATGCGAAGTCCATCCTCTAAAACAGCACAAGGGATAATAACATCCCCAATATGTAATTCACCCCTGTGAGTAGCTTTAGGTAAACCAGCCAAAATCTTCTTCTTTTCAACACCTTTCATTGCCCGATCTTTTCTTTGTTCTGCAGTCATTTTCTCAGCTGTTGCTTTGCCGCTGTTGGCTCTATTACTCATTGGAATTACCTTATAAATGTATTTATACAAGTATTTTACTTGTAATTTCGAGTTTGAGCAACAAAAGCCCACTTTCTAGTAGGTTTATTTAGTCCTGCGTCGGGTTCGCAGTAAAGTTAAGCGAGTCTATTTATTATCATCTTTTTTTTCAGATGACTTTTGAGCCACTAATGCTGGTTTTTGCAATGTATCGAGAAGCCTAGTTGCATCATGTGCAACTAGGGCGCCACTTGTAACTTTTGTATTAAGGTACTTAGGGAATTTATCCATAAAATAAGTTTCATAGAGCCATCTACGAAAGACACCTAATGCATCCGTTGGATAGACCCAAGCATCATATTGGCCACCAGCAGACTGTCTAAATGTATCTGGATAAGTGTGCGGGAATTTAAATCGCTCACCATATTTTTCATCTAACTTATTTTGAGTCCAATACCTTGACCATATTTGACCAACACTAATATCTGGTACCGTTGTATCGTCTATCTTACATCCTGTACGTATCATGTTTACAATGACCGCAGAAAGTTCTTTGAATATTGAGAAGTAGTTGATTGGTATATTGTCATTAAGTAGCAAACGCTCATGAAACATTTGCCATGAATCGTCAATTTTTTGATTTGGGTTATAGTTGCATTGATCATACACATAGAGCTTAAATGATGATCTAGCTAAAATTCGGTAGTTTGTTTTCGCAATTTCAGCATTAGCTTGCTCAGCTTCAAAAGAATAATATTCAAGTATAGCCATACAAACAGCATCTGGTATGGCATAGAAAGAACCATGTATACCGTTTGCTTCAATGAATAAATTAGGTGCTGAGTAGCCTTGAGCTTTTAGCAGTTCTAAAATTTTTCTACCACGAGGTTTATTCTGTTCTTCATCCCATTTTTGTAATAGGCGTAAAGTAGTTGATGGCTCAATACCACAAATTTTAGCTAATCCTCTATTTGTTAAATAGGGTGTTCCGTCACTTAAAACCCCCATACCAAGATCATTATTTTTTGATTCAGTAATTGAGAATAACCCTAAATTCCCTTGATTAACTAAAGACATATTAATCCTCATTTTTGATTTATAATTAAGCTATTGGGGTGGTGCTTAAAGTACATTAATTCATTATTAAATTAATGATTTTTAATTAAAAATAGGTGGTGCTCAAAACCCTCATTCCCACATACCTCATCTTCTCTTTCTCCATGATTATTTCTCTACCATTTTTCCAAAAACTCATCCACCCAACCCTGAGCCACATCAAGGTTAGTGATGTCAGCTACTTTCAAATTAATGCCTTCCGCTTCGTTAAAGCCCTCAATAATGGCTTCAAATATATTGGCTTCAGCAATCACTTCACGCGCCATATCAGCAGCGTCATAACTTTGCTTAGCTTTTTTAAGTGATGCTATTTGCTTATTAATACCTTCATCGATTTTGGCTAACGCTAATTTGAACTCTTGGCGATTGATTGTTAGCGCGGTTTTGGATTTGTTTAGTGTTGCGATCATAATATTCTCATTTCATTAGAGATTTTTGAAATCTACAAAGTTAACTTTTTCTCATTCGTTTTGGTCGTGAACCACCAAGCGGCCTAAATGCATCAATCACCAAACCAACCAATTCCATTCCTTCTTCAAATTCAATGATGTTGGGGTGGAAGTTTGGATTAAGTGCTTGTAAATACCTACGTTCATCACTTTCAATAACAAATTTTTTAAAGGTAGCATCAGTATTATTTCTTACAACAATTAAATCACCAGAGATTAAGTCACACACCTGAAATTTAGGATTCACCAAGATGCAATCACCTTCCATATAGGTTGGGTAATTACTAATACCTACAACTTTTAAATAAAAACAACCATCAGGATCATCAGCACTTAAAGCTGGTAACCATTCAGCTATTTCCAGCGGATCAATTGATTCAACCGATGTCATAGAGCCTGCTTGAACCCAAGATAAGACAGGAATTAATCTAGATGTTATTGGTACAACATTGTTGTCAAACCCATTAATAACTCCCTTTCTAAGCTCTTCAGCAGTAATACCTAGTGCACTAGCTAACTCAAGAATAGAACCAGTAGATTTTGCAACACCTGTTTCAAGCTCCGAAATTACTGACTGTTTTACTCCAGACTTTTGGGCTAAATCTTTCTGAGTCATTTTTTTTGCTTTACGCAATTTTTTTAAATTTTCACCCAAAGTGCTCATAAATCTATCTCAACTTTCATTATCGGAATTCTGATACACATTTCAATCGGTTTGGCTATTGTATAAATATCGGAAAACCTATATATTTGATAAAAATAATGGAGGTTCTTATGAATCAATGGCAAAAAATGATCTCTGATCTCAAAGAGCAGGGATTAACTCAAGCAAATATCGCCAGTGAAATTGGTTGCTCACAAAACTATGTAAGCGATCTTGAGCGAGGGGTTTGCGGAAAACGTCTTTCATATGCTCTAGCTAAAAATCTAGAGACTTTATGGAATCAACATAAACAAACCACAAATGTCGCTTAGGAACCACCATGAGCAAAGTATTAAATGAATTGTCTGCAAGCGCCAGAAATAGCATTTCACGTGTCATGCGTGTTCTTGCAAGCACTAACAATGCGCATATTGCTGAAACTATTGGTCTTGACCCAACTACATTTTCACGAATGAAAAATGACAAGAAAAGCAATGGTTTGAGTGATTTTGAAAACACTTGCGCAGCCTTGGATGCAATGGGATTAAAAATCGTTCCAAAGAAATACAAGTTAATTCATAAGGAAAAGCTTGCAGCGCTTTTAGCGATGGCTAAGGGGTATATGGGGCGACTTAATTCTGTAGATGATCTTTTTCAAGATGATATTGATGATTTTGGAATAGATATTGAACTTGGATACAACGAAATAGAAAAAGCCTGATCGCAGAAATCAGGCTTTTAATTCACAAATTGGGAAACCTATGAATATGACCACAAATATACCAAAACATCCCTGCACAAACAAGTGCCCGAATTTTAAAGGCGAGCAGTGTAAGACTTGTCTTGTACAAGAACTACCTAGCTCAAAAGAATATGATTCAGAATTTCTACCTGGCGATGTGGTGGTTTTGATTGGCGAAGGTACAAATGATGTGTTGCTAGAAATAGTTAATCATATGTACACGCCCAATATGTACCGAGTAAAGATTTTGGGGTCGAGAACTTTTGGTCCTGCTTTTAAGGATGACATTCGCCATGCAACCATAGCAGAAATCCAAGCGAATCGCCGTTTAACTGAAGCTGAAGAAGCTTTAGCGGAGGTTTCATGAGAAATATAGGTTTTCAAAATAAACCTGAGCATAAACAGATCCAGTGGACTCAATCTTGGTATGAACCAGCATTGAAATCATTAAATGGAATTTTAGATGTTCGCCGTGCAAATTTACGCAAAATCAAACGTGATGAAAATCAAGCGGCAATCACACGTGACGAGTTTATTGAAATTTTAATAAATGACCATCGCATAACTGTCTATCAAGCTGGTGAAATCATTTCGAGTTTATTGCGTGCTGGAAAAATTTTAATGTTTGGTCGTTTCATTCAAATGAATGAAGAGGTGATATCTCATGAGTAGATTTGTACCAAATTCGTTCCAAGTACCCAACGCATTTGTGGATGAGGTTTTGAATAAAATCTCTGATGCCGCATGTAAGTTATATTTGGTCATTTGCCGTAAAACACGTGGTTGGAATAAAGAGATGGATTCTATCTCTTTAACTCAATTTGAAGAGGTTACAGGGAAAACACGCCCAACAGTAATTAAGTGTTTACGGGAGTTGATTAAGGTTGGTTTGGTTGTGGAATTGAAAAGCACGTTCCACGGAAATACTTATAAATTAGGTGATGAAACAAGCATCGGAGTGGTTGTAAATTTCCCTAGTAAAAATATTTTACTAGATGAAAATAAGGCAGATGCTAGTAAAAATTCTTTACCACTGCTAGTAAAAAATTTTAACTACACTAGTAAAAATATTTTACCTCTACTAGTAAAAAATTTTTACACACAAAGTATCACTATCAAAAACAACTCTACAAAGAATAAAAAAATAAATAAAAAAAGTTCGAGTGTTTCTGAAAAACCTAAAACGGAAAATCAAAATTCTTTTGATGCGAAATCGGTTGAATTACCAAATCAAGTAAATCGCGACTTGTGGAACAATTTTGTTGATATGCGAACCAACAACAAAAAACCACTGACTGAAAACGCCGTTAAATTAATTTTGAAAAAACTTGAATCATACGGCGCTTTGGCAAACCAATCTTTAGAAAACTCAATCATTGGAAATTATCAGGGTGTATTTCAGCCGAAACAGCAGTACGAGCAAAATTCAAAATCTTTGAATAACCATCGCAATGTGAACGATGTTTGGGCCAATCAACCGAAGTTCACAGATTATGTTGAGCCGATGGAAGTACCAGAGGATTTTATATGAACGCAATGACAATGATCTCAAAAGGTTTTGCAAAATCAACTGCTGTTTGCATGACACACAACATTGCAAAAGTTCAGGCTGGACCTAATCAGATTTGCCCACAATGCGCCGTTGAGTGCGTAAATACAAATAATCAAGCACATCAAACTCAAGTTGATCGTGAAGTACGTGAAAAACACTTCTCAGGTGCAATGATTCCAAGTCGTCATAAAGACTCTGGATTTAAAAATTATAACGTGAACCCTGAATTAAACGGTCAAGCGAATGCAAAAAATCAAAGCATCGAATTTACTAAAAATTTTATTCATGGTTCACGCACAAATTTGATTGTTGTTGGTTCAACAGGAACAGGTAAAACCCATTTAAGCATCGCTGTAGCTCGCACACTTTTGAACAAAGGTTTGTATGTTCGATACATCACGAGCGAAGAATTAGCACAGCGAATTATGAATGCGTGGGATAAGGATACCAAAGACAAGTCAGAGGAATCTGTGATTTATGAGTTTGCTCAATACGATTTGTTAATTTTAGATGAATACGGTTTGCATGACAGAGAAAAACGCCTTGAGCTAGTGCACAAGGTTTTATACGCACGTTATGACCGAAATCGTCCAACAATGCTGATTTCAAATTTCAGTTTGAATGAATTAATTACTGATTTAGGTGATCGACTATGGTCACGTTTTCAACAAGACGGATTAACGGTTGTTGAGTGCAACTGGGTGGATCAGCGATTTCAAGGTGGTACAGCATGAGAGCATCGTCAATTAAAAAGTTCGAAGATTTTAAAGATGTTTTGATCTATATCGCCGTGGCTACACATCCAGTGACAGCACTTGAGCTTGAGGAAAATGTTGTTGAGTTATCGCGAGGTCAATTGAATCTTGATTTAACCGCAATGGTGCAGTCTGGGTATTTGCTACCGCAAGGCGGGAGAAATAAAAGAGCGTACACGGCGACAGATAAGACTAAGCAATTGTTTGGAGTAACAGCATGAAGGAATACCCATTGAATATTGAAAACTGGGGTGAAGATTGTTACATGCTTGTTTCAAAAGGTCATCATGATATTGATACTTTTAAAGCTAAATGCAAAGAAGAATACAAATATCATGCAGAGTGTTTAGATGTTTACAAATGTCCATGTGAGCATCTTTGGTATAAAACGATTCCAAATAAGGAATATGTAAGTGGTTATAACGTACCTGTGCCTGAAGGAACTAGAGGTGCATTTCCTGTAACAGTGTGGTGGGAATGACATGAATACAACTGTAAACAACCAAATACAAATGGTCGGCGGTATTGAAAAGGCGAGAGAGATTGTGAGTGGTGCGCCTGAAATTGGTAGTTACTACATAGAGTATGGCTTAGATACTAAAAAATATTATGGTTACGATGATTTTTGCTGCGCTTGGTATGAGTATTGGGATATCCCAAATGCCCCAATGTGGCAAAAGATATATTCGAAAGAAGATTTCTCGTTTAATCGCATAGCACTTAAAGACCTCCGCACCGCCATTGCTGAACATGATAAGGCATGGATGGAGAAGAGATTCGGGATTAAGAAGTGGTATCCAATTCCTGAGCATCACATGTGCGTTGATAAACGGTTAGATGACATGACAGACGATTGCACCGCCATTGATGAGTATGACAGCTGTGAGTTTGAGGTGAATGATCAGGTGGTTTTAATTAACAAACCCGGATCTTCAAATTCAATACACAGGGTTTTAGAAGTAAGACACCCAACAACAATCGTTGTATGCCCGATTAATCAAATCAGTGGTAATGATTTGGTTGTTTTGCAATTTTGCGCTTCACCATATTACTTGAAACATATAACGGGTGATGAGTTTGATGCAGGACACCGCATTGATGAAGGAGCGCAACGATGAAAGCGAATGAGTTTATAAAAACTGAAGGCTTGAACAAAGCGAAATATGCACTTAAGAACAATCCTGATTTGCTCAATCTTCCATTTTTTAAAAGATTAAAGGAGCTAGTCGAATCGCATGAGTTGGTTGAAGCCTTTTTCAACTTAAATTATCACGGACTTACAAAGTGCTTAGAAATGGCGAGGAAAGACATTAAAGAACTTGAAGAAAGTGGCGTTACGCAGTTTCAGCACAAATATGATGATGACTTGAGTTGTACCGTAGAGCGCATGAAGCAGGCGTTGAGTGACATAGAAAGCTGTGGAGGTGAGTGTGGATAAGTTAACTAACAGAGAATTAATTCTCTTTAAACGTGCTGCTGAAGATGCGATTCACGCTTGCAATAGACATTATGCGCCATTCATTGATGTTGTAGCTCATCCACTAAATATCATCTCATTAGTTGAAATGGCGCAATCCCGACAGGCTGAGCTTGACGAGAAAGACAAGCGGATTGAAATGTGCAAAGCGCTGTTTATGAATTATTACAACGGTGGTTCCGACACTGATGATTTGCTTGATGATTTAGAAAAAGCCCTGCGAGGTGATGATGACATCAATGTCACTCGCTGAATACAAGTCAAAATTTGCAAAGCCACGGCGTAAAACAAAACGCCGTAGTTCTGTGAAAAAAGAACGTGTTGTAAGTGAGGGTGAGGCAACACTAATACGGCATTTACAAGCATATCGAATCGAATTTGAGCAAGAGTTTCAATTCAATAAGGATCGCAAATGGAGAGCAGATTTTTATTTAGTTGGCACCAATATTTTAATTGAGGTTGAAGGTGGGATCTGGAGCAATGGTAGGCATACGAGAGGGAAAGGCTACATAGCAGACATGGAAAAATATAACTCTGCAACGGCGTTGGGTTATTCGGTGTATCGATATAGCACTGAGCAAGTTAAAAGCGGTTTGGCGATTGAAGAGATTAGAAGGATGGTGAGTTTATGAGTTTAGTCAAAGTTTGGGAAAAAGAAATTAAAGGCAAGCTCTATGCGGTCGGTGATATTCACGGATGCTACAACTTGCTTATGAATCGGCTGAATGAAATCGGTTTTGATTTTGAGAATGATCTTTTAGTTGCTGTTGGTGACTTGGTAGATCGTGGTACTCAAAACCTTGAGTGTGTCGAATTACTTTCTAAGCCGTGGTTTACGTCAGTTCGAGGAAACCATGAGGACTTATGTATTTGGGGGCGATGTGATTATCCTTCTAAGCGCTGTCATATTTCCAATGGTGGAGAATGGTTTTATGAGTTAGGTGCTGAGGACCAATTTCAAATTGCTAAGAAGTTTTCAGCATTACCAATTGCCTTGGAAGTAAATCATAACGGTAAAAAATATGGCTTTGTGCATGGACATATTGAGCAAAATGACTGGGATGAATTTAAACAGGCTCTTACCAATCCTTTTTCAAAAAAAATTGATGGGAGAAGTCCTGCTGATTTGGCGATATGGGGTCGTGATCGACTCGATTTAGACAATCTGCAATACACACATGTCAAAGGTATTGATGCAGTAATCATGGGGCATACAGTCACTCAAAAGCCATGTAAGCGCGATAACTGTTACTGGATTGATACTGGTGCCGTTCACTGGGGAACGATGACGATTTTAGATTTGAGCAAGGTTTAAGGAGGTTCAGATGCAATGGATCTTAGCTTTCCTTTTGTTCTTGTTTATGTTGGGTGTGAAAATTCATGATGGTGCGGTACTGGATTGGGTTTTCTTTGTCGTTGTGGTGGGTATGTTTTTAACAGCAATAGTGGCAGTACGAGTCTTAGATTAAGGGGTAATTATGAACGCAGCGGTGAGAATTATGGATTGGTCAAAGTACACATTGGAAGAGTGGTTAAAACAATATGGGGCTTATATTCAAACTTGCCGTATGAAAAGTGGGAATGAGCCTGATAATTTGAGAATCAATCAAATCTATTGGCTTATTGTTGAAAATAATAAAGGAGTGGCAACACGTAAGGATCAATTGATTTGCAAGATCAGTGATTTTGAAGCTGATTGTATTCGTAAATTGATTGTAGATTTTCAGAACTCCACGACTGTCTGTGCGTCAGCTAAACGTGCAGTCATGTTGTTTATTGAGAAGAATGTTCGTGGATTAACTGATCGTAAAATGGAAGACGAGTTTAAGTTAGGTCGAAACGTTCTTAAAAGTATGGTGTTTTGTGGACAATATTATCTTGCGGGGCATGATAAAAGATTGAGAATCGATTAGTTATTGACTGGCATGCCATCATATGGCATATTTCTGATATAGTGGACGAAGTTATGGTAATCCACTAAATAGGCAGGGATATGGATTCACAAGACTTACTGAGACAGCTAAATGATTTAGTAAAATTGTCTGATGAATTTCCAGAGCAGGCTATGGAGCAAGCTGATAATTTCACTGTTCCAGAAGAGTTTGAGCCAATCCTTAAAGCTGTCAAAGAATACGTTGAAGTGAAATATGGTGATCTTTACGAGTTTTTAGCGAATTTACATAAAGATCAGTAGTTTGACATACCCACCGATTCCAATACGTGGGTATTTTTTTATTATCAGTTTCAATACTTACTTTAAGCTAAGATTGGGTAAGTATCTTTTTATTCAGTTTATATACCCGCAATTACCCCATAAGCGGGTATTTTTTTTGTTTATTTAGTGTTGACATCAGATTATTTTTGAAGAAAATATATTGAAAATTGATTCGATTGGCAGCTCGGAATAGACGGCAACCCATTTCCCAAAAGCTCACTTTTTAGTGGGCTTTTTTGTTGTCTAAATTTTATAAAGGTGCTTGTAACATGCACAAGCAATGATATGGGGGATTTACCATGCCAGCATATGCATAGGGGTAGTACGCCACCCAAAGGGCGATTTGATTTGTGACGCTGTACAATTTGTTCAGCTATAAGCACAAACGGTGGGATGCAGAAACCAGCTGTATAAATCGGTTTGAATCCAATGTGATTTCGTCACACATTGAGTTAGCCTCAGAGCCTTAAATTGTGGGTGACACCCCGACCAAGGAGAACGAAAGACACAAAAGCGGATCAATAGCTAACTTTGAGAAGCAGTCGTGTTGAGTAGCGGTAGATCAGTTGCCGAGCTGATCAATATCGTAATCTAAGGCAAGGATGTGGCAGATCACCACGTCCTTTTTTATGCGCCATTAGCTCAACTGGATAGAGCACTGCACTTCTATTGCATTGGTTACAGGTTCGAATCCTGTATGGCGTGCCAAATTCCTACAAAGTATCTGCTAAAAATTATCTAAACTAAAACCTAATAAAAGATTAGGAAAAGTCATGAAATATTTAGCATTATGTGTATTGGTATTTACGGGTTGCGCAAGTAATCAGCCTCAACCATTAAAAGAAACACCAGAATGTATGAATTATCGTGGAATGATGACAGCACCAATGGCTCCTGATGCACTGGATCGACTAAAGCAAGCCTGTGAGAATTCTAAAAAGCAATAAAACTTCATACTCAAATTGATAACTCGAAATAGATGAGTAACAAGCGATCGAAATGTAATTTTTTTTAACTTACTTGGCTTAGAACTTGAAATTTAAAATTCAATATGTCAATCTTTTTGAAAGATTGATGAGAGTTTTCAGATGTTTAACTGTTATAGAAATTAAGGAAATCACTGAGTCTGTTTGGCGAAGTTTTTAAATTAATTTGATATACAAAGCATACTGATTCAATGCCTCTGAAATAATTCGAAGTTTATATGCCCACTCATCCGAATAAGTGGGTATTTTTTTTTGAGTAAGTAGTTTTAGAAAGGATAATCTAATGGCTGAGATTAGAAAACCAGTACATTACAAACCCTATTTGAGAGAAAATGATCATCCATTTGTGTGGGTAGCTTCTTTTCTATCTTATGTGCGATCAAACAGGAAATGGAGCGATGCAAAGATTCAGAAAATACTTGAAGAAGCACATTCAGGCAATCGTAGACATATTTATAACACATTACAGAAATATCTGGATGAAAGATAAAATTCTCATATCATTAAAAAACTGGTTATTATTAAGATATTTATTGACAGATTCTGATAAGTTGATGTAAATATACACGCATTGTATTTATTTATAAATTAGATCCATCTATTTGGTCTAATGAGTAAGTTTGTATCTAGGCTTTATATACTTATCTTGAGCTAAGACTGGGTAAGTATTTTTTTTCAGTTTATATGCCTGCATTTCCCCAAAATGCGGGTATTTTTTTGCATAAAGAAGTTGATAATATTAATTTTATAGGTCAATATGAGAAACTTTCTCAATTGAAGTTTAATTGTGAATTTGTTGACAGCTCGGAAAGACGAGTAGAAGCTCACAGAAATGTGGGCTTTTTATTAATAGTAAGCGAATGTATATTATCCAACACAAAATCAGAATTTGTGGTAAGGTGGCTTTGATCGAATCCGTATGCAAAACGGTGGTGTTTGAATTGTTATTTGGAATAGCGTATTCCCTTCAAAAAGATTTAAATTCAAACAGATGACGCTTAGCATGATTTTGCAACATGCCGATCAGGGAGCCCACAATGAACTTTGTAGGGTTCTCTAATATTAATAGTATGCTGATGTAAAATGTAAATTGTAGGCGAGAGCCTCTTCCTATCAGATTAATTCCTCTCTCTAAGTCTTAATAGTTAGTTATTACCTTGTTTTACAAAAGCTCAATCAAATGAGTGAAAATGAATATTTTAAATGGCTGGATGACAGCTATCGCTACAAATGGCGAAAAGATCCGAGTGAAAATCTCACCTTTAAATCGTAAACAGAACAATTTAGATGGCGTAACTTGGGTTGAAGTGGGTAAGCAAATTCAAGTTGAATCAGGTGAATTTTTTCAGTTTAACTTGGATGGAAAGTCCTTTTATGTAGGTCAAAATAATTTGTATAGATTAATTTGATTATTTAAAAAAACTCATCTCAGATGAGTTTTTTTGATCAAATATTATCCTGTGAAAATCTTGACATGAGCAATTTTTTTAAGAAAATATATTTTAAATTAATTCGATTGGCAGCTCGGAATAGACGGCAACCCATTTCCCAAAAGCTCACTTTTTTAGTGGGCTTTTTTTGCTAGAGAAAAGCATTAATAATTTTAAAAAATGATTTAATTATTGACTATTTGGTAAAGTAATTACACAAGCTGGTATAGTGGGCTATTATTTAAGTAATTTAACTCAATGTCTGAAATCTATAAATACCGTTACACACAAATTGGTATATTTGGGTCTTTACCAACCTATAAAGTTTTTACAAGTAGTGATAGTGAGAAGGTAAAATGGGTTTTTGCTGACAACTCATTTATTTATGGATTTGTTTCAGATTGGGCTTTGAGTCATTCAGGTCTTGATTCTGGCAAACCGACGTGGTCAGAAGAGCCTAAATTATTTTTAGAAACGGAAAAAAGAAGATTGAGTTTGTATAGAGCCTCTCATCCGGATTTTATAACGCAATCGTGAATTAGAAGCCTTAGTAAAGAGGCTTTTAAACTTAAAATAAATAAAGATTGTATTCATTATAAATAGGGCGTATAAAGTCATCCTTGTTGATGCGGGATGGAGCAGTCTGGTAGCTCGTCGGGCTCATAACCCGAAGGTCGGTGGTTCAAATCCAGCTCCCGCTACCAATAAAAAGTTTAAAGTTTTATAGCCTAATCTTACAAGATTAGGCTTTTTTTATGTGGGTTACATACAAATTGTATCTTGAGAGTGGCACTTCGTTAAGAAATAGTGGAGTTTTAGTATTTTATGTTGATGATCGATCATCTAAAAGGTAAGTAAATATATTATGCTGAGGCAGTAATCAATATGTGTGTTAAGGTGTAATTGATCGAATCCGTTGGCGAATCGGTATTGTTTAAATTGAGTTTTGGAATAGCGTATTCCCATCAAATTTGTTATGAGTGAGCATAATCACCAAATTTAAACATCTTAACGCAAAGCATGAGATCGCATCATGCCGATCTAGAAAGCCCACAAGCAGCCTTTGGTGGGCTTTTTTAATAATTATTTAAGTATATCATCGATATACAAAATTACTCTTTGATTAACCTAATGAGAGTTATTTCTAGAGGTTTACAAAATTATATTTAATGAAAGAAATAAACCAGTACGGACAAGGTACGTTCCAATGGTCTTTTCTACTTCCCAGATATTGGGGGATTTGGTTAATAGCATTCTTGTTTTTCCTTTTAGCATTGTTACCTTGGTTTATCCAATGGAGAATCGCTAAATTACTTGTTAATCCTGCATGGAGATATTTAAATAGTAGACGTAAAACCACAATAAGAAATTTAGAGGTTTGTTTTCCTGAAAAAAATTCTAAAGAAGTTGAAATAGCTGGTAAGGATGTGTTCTTTAATGCATTGGTAGGCATTTTTGAAGGTTTAAATGCCTGGCATAGTCCTAATTGGTACAAAGATCGCGTTGAAATAGACGGAATTGAACACATACACAATTCAAAAGGGCAAGGTATTTTACTATTGAGTTCACATTCAACAATGTTGGATGCTGGTGGGTTTATTTGTAGTTTGTTTTTTGATTTGGATATCGTATATCGACCGCAGAATAATCGCTTAATTGATATGTTAATTTATAGAAGTAGAAATAAAGTCTATAAAAACCAAATACAAAAAAAAGACATGAGGGCATTAATTAAGCATTTAAAAGCAGGTAGAGCTGTATGGTATAGCATTGATCAGGATTTTGGTCTTAAACAGGGTGTGATGGCTCCATTTTTTGGAGTCTATGCCGCAACTTTAACTGCACACAGACGCATAGTAACAATTTCAAATGCAGCAGCAATTCCATTATTTTTTTATAGAAAAGGGAATATTCGAAATCCAATGTATCAGATTTTGATCGAACCAAAACTTGATCATTTTCCTGGTAATGATGAAATTATGGATTCAATCCGAATCAATAAGATTCTTGAATTACAGATTCGTATAGTACCAACTCAATATATGTGGTTTCATCGTCGTTTTAAAACGCAACCAATAGGTTATGAAAAAATATATGTGAATTAGTTAAATAAATTGGTAAAAAATAAGAAGCTTGTAAATTATCAACAAGCTTCTTTTTTGGAGGCGGCCAAAACTACTTTCGTTTCGGAGAGTTGTGATTGGGTTGTATGGCTTTATCTTTCTGGTGAGCGATTGGATTACGCTTAGAGGGGATAATGACTATTTTTGATTTAGTTGGAATAACATTAATATTGTTTTCATTTGATTGAAATTTTTTATTTTCATACATATCTATCTTCTTTCATCTTATATTACAATTTAGATAATATCTTTTAATTTTAAATTACACTAAGAGCTTTTTGAGTATGTTTAGTTGATAAATGTTTTTGATGCTTGATTTTATTTCAACAAGATATTTCAGTACGATATCTAAAATAATCAATTTGGTGTTGTTACATAAAAAATATCAATTAGTTTGCTTTATATTAATAATTAGCGTACAAGTTCATGCTCTAATTGCGTGAAAAAGCCTTCTGATAATTTGTATGATACAAAAATAAAGAAATTAGCTTAAATTCACGTGTCCATTTTTATATGCTCTAAGTTAAGTTTTTTCAGTAGAAAAGTAGTTTGCTTGTATATCCATAATTCAAGCTGGTAAATTTTATTCCTATATTATTTTTTAATCGAGATCTATTTAAATCCATCAAATTACATGAGCTCTAAATAGAGTTTATATATCGTGAATATTTTAGAAGAGTGGCGCATAGCGACAGCCACAAATGGTAATGAAATAAGCGTTAAAATCATTCCGCTTAAGCGTAGACAAAATCAGGCATATGGTCATATCTGGGTCGAGGTTGGTATGAGAGTGCAACTTCAATCAGGTCAAAAAATTGAGTTAAATCTAGACGGGAAAAGTTTTATACAGAATTCAATCAACTATATCGAATAAGCTAATTTGATATTAATAATCCTTTTTATATAAGCTTTTTCTTATTAAATATTTTGAAAATACTTATTTTAAATCGTCTTTAAAACTCTGGTTGAATTTAATAAATATATAAAAAGGCTCGCAAATGATATTGCGAGCCTTTTCAGTCTTTAAATGTTATTTAGTGGGTGAAACACTTTGATCTGATTTAGCATCTTTACCTTGATTATCAGTTTTTGGGTTTGGTGTTGCTTCATTTGGTGTAGGGTTTTGAGGGCTTTTAGGAGGTACTTGCTCAACAGTTTTTTCATTTGCTTGAGCATTTAATGAATCATTATTCGCTTTTGTTGAAAAATCTTTGAAATTTGACATTTTAATCTTCTTTACTATGTTTTGGAGTACTCACACTATCTATTTAATTCGACTTACACTAAGGTAATTGTGAGAGTGATATGTGGGTATTTGTTCGTGAATATGAGTTTATATCGACATGATATTTCATAAATATAATTTAAGGCATGGTTATTGTTAATTATTTCCAGTTATTTAATTCAAGCCCTTGTACATAAAGATCACAAATAGCTTTATTTATTTTGTCAACTGAGGATAAGAATGACCAGAAGACCGTATCCGCCGTTAGACTTGGTTGACCATGATCAAGAAGATAGAGTGATTAACGTTGTCCCAGCACCTGAGTTAAAAGATTGGGTAATTAAATCATTTTTAAATATAGATGGTGACTTATATAACCCTGATCATGAACATATTACTGAACTACTAGATAATGATGAGGAATTTTTAGCATTTGCATGGGCATCGTCTGCATTCGAAACTAAAAAGCGCATGGTTCTAGGTCAGTGTGAAAAAGTCATGTTCAATGTAGGCGGATGGAAAAAAGCCAGACAAGAGCAACAGATGCGCGATTGGTTCGGTTTTGTACCGGTCTATTTAATCACTGTAGATGCTTCATTCTGTGAGCAAGCCTCTGACCGTGATTTCTGCGCCCTAATCGATCATGAGTTGTATCACATTGGTGTTGAACGTGATGAAGATGGCGAAATCATTTATAGCGATCATACTGGCTTGCCTAAGCATTACTTGGCTGGCCATGACGTTGAAGTATTCTTTGGTGAAACCAAACGTTGGGGCGCAGATGAGAACGTCAAACGATTATTAGAAATCGCAAAGAATGCGCCGTTTGTATCTGAAAAAAATATTGCTGCGTGCTGTGGGAACTGTGTAATCAATTGAGCCGAAAGGCTCTTTTTTTTGCCTGTCTTGTTTTACGTAGTTTTACGAAGGTGGGTTTATGGCAGTATTAAGAGAGCCTGTAAAAGTCTTTATAGTTCAGTCTCTTGCTTGCTTTGAAACCCCTCAACAAGTAGCAGAGTCTGTAAAACAAAATTTTAATATTGAAATCGAACGTCAGCAGGTAGCGGCATACGATCCAACTAAGACGACTGGTAAAAATCTCAGTAAGAAACTTAAGGATTTATTTTACAAAGCACGTGCGGAATTCAATGATGGTTTTGAGAATATTCCAATTGCGAATAAAGCCTTTCACTTTAAAGAACTTCAGTCAATTTACGAAGATTATTCTAAGAATAAAGTCATGAGAACTAAGGTTTTAAAACAAGCACAAGGCTTAATTCAAATGGGGGCTACAGGAAAAACTAGTAATAGCCTTTCAGAAAAGGAATTGATTGAACTTGAAATGAAACGCTTGGAATTAGAGAAACTCAGAAAAGAGGTAAACCCACCAGATATCAAACCGCCTGAAGAGGATTACAAGGTGGTATTACGTCCTGATGAGGATATACCAGATGAGCCAATTCTTTAGTCCGTCACACGGCGCAGTACAACTTACACCAAAACAAGCGAATATTTATCTATGGGGTTGGCAGAAAGAAGCCCGATTCCGTGATGCAGTCTGTGGGCGACGTTTTGGTAAGACATTCTTAGCAAAAGCCGAGATGCGTCGAGCTGCGCGACTAGCTGCCAAATGGAATGTATCTGTTGAGGATGAAATCTGGTATGCAGCACCGACGTTTAAGCAGGCAAAGCGGGTATTCTGGAAGCGATTAAAGCAAGCCATCCCACCTTCATGGCGTAATGGTAAGCCGAACGAAACAGAATGCTCGATCACTTTAAATAGTGGTCATGTTATCCGTGTTGTTGGTTTGGATAACTATGATGACCTTCGTGGATCTGGTCTATTCTTCCTGATCATTGATGAATGGGCAGACTGCAAGTGGGCTGCATGGGAAGAAGTGCTTCGCCCAATGCTATCAACTTGTAAGTACGTGGTGAATGGTGAGCAACGTGTTGGTGGTCATGTCCTAAGGATTGGTACACCGAAGGGTTTTAACCATTGTTACGACACTTTCATGGATGGACAACCAGGACACGAACCTGATTGCCGAAGCTTTTCTTATACGTCCTTGCAGGGTGGGAATATTCCAGAGTCAGAGATCATTGTCGCCAAGCGCAAGATGGATCCTAAGACATTCAGTCAGGAATACGAAGCAAGTTTTGAAAGTTATCAGGGTGTTATTTATTACTGTTTTAATCGAATAACCAATGCATCAACCGAAACAGTAAAGTCTAATGATACCTTACACATCGGTATGGACTTTAACGTGACTAAGATGGCTGCTGTAGTGTATGTGCGCCGTGGCGATACCATGCATGCCGTTGATGAGTTTGTGAATCTATTCGATACACCTGCAATGATTGAGGCTATTCAGGAAAAGTATCCAAAACATAGCATTGGTATCTATCCCGATGCTTCTGGTGAAAACCGCAAATCAAGTAATGCAAGCGAAACAGATTTAGCCTTACTTAGAAAGGCGGGTTTTAAGGTTTCTGTGAATGCTCGAAACCCTGCAGTTAAAGATCGAATCAACTCAATGAACGGGATGCTCTGCAATACAGTGGATGAGCGCAGATTATTTGTGAATGTCACGGCGTGCCCGCACTTTGCTAAGTGTTTAGAGCGTCAAATTTATGATGATTTTGGGCAGCCCGATAAATCAGCAGGCTTTGACCATATGAATGATGCGGGCACTTATCCGATTGCATACTTGTTCCCGATTGAGAAGAAGATGGTGGGCGTTCGCCGTATCCGAGGAATGTCTTAAACAGTGCACCCAACTGGGTGCTTTTTTATTGGTATTTATATGGCAGTTACAGATCAACATCCGCAGTATGCTGCGACTAAAAAAAGCTGGCAAATTATGCAGGATGCGAGTTCTGTGGCTGGCGAGGATACTATTAAATTGGCGACTACAACCTATCTGCCCAAATCTGCTGGGATGATAGAGGCTGAGCGTCAAGACCATGTTAATCGAACGATCTACGATGGTTATTTGATGCGCGCCCAGTACCCATTATGGGTGCAGGATTCATTACGCACCATGATTGGTTTGGTGTCTAAGCTTACACCTGATATTCAGATCAAAAGCCCATTACTGGCACATCTAGAGCAAAATGCCACAAGTGATGGTTTTGGACTTAAGCAACTGCTCATTCGTGTGGTGGATATGGTTCTACGTTTTGGACGTTGTGGGATTTATATTGACGTGGATGATCAAGGCAAACCTTACTTTGCTTTATATGATGCACTATCAATCATCAACTGGAAGGAGAACAGCGTCGGTGGTCGCCGTGATCTGAACTTAGTGGTGCTTGAGGAGCAATATAATAATAGTGAAGATGAGTTTGGCCATAATACAAGAACTGTTCAACGAGTATTAAAACTGGTTGATGGTGAATTGGTTGTTCAGCTTTATGATGGGGATAAAATTGAAGACAAAACCCCATCGATTGGTGATAAGCGACTTAACTTCACCTTGTTTGTGTTTGTAGGTGCCACGGATAACTCGCCAGATGTGGGTACGATTCCTTTACTGACTATGGCTAAGGCAGCGATCAAGTATTACCAACTATCTGCTGATTATTTTCAGTCATTACATCACACAGCACATCCTCAGCCGTGGATTAATAACATGGATGATGATAATGATTTAAGTGTGACTGGACCAATGGCTACATGGCTGTTACCGAAAGATTCGTCATGCGGTTATCTTGAGGTCACTGGTGTAGGAATTGATAAAACCAAAGACGAAATGGATGCACAAAAGAATGCAGCATTAGAGGCAGGTGCTAAAGTTATTGATACCAACTCACAAGAGTCAGGGGAAGCTCGCCGTGCTCGTCAGGATGATCAACATGCAAGTTTACACAGCATTGTGACCTGTGCAGCTGAAGCAATCGAGCAAGCACTTAAATACGCTGCTCAGTGGCTTGGGTTAAATCCAGATGATTGTGTATTCACGGTTAAACCTGAGTTCTCGAATAAATCCTATGACATTGAACTTGCTAAGCAATTGCTTGAAGGAGCCTTGGCTGGTCGTAACTCATTCCAGACCTATTGGGAGTACTTAGCAACAGGTAAGATGCCTGAACGGAATTACAAGGAAGAGTTGGGACTTGTTGAACAGGAGATGGCTTCAAGACCTAACGGCGGATATATTCCATTTCAGGATGTAGATGATGAGCAATCAGAGTGATCAAGCGTTAATTGATGCTTTAACGCAGCACAATACATACTTGCAGAGATTGTCAACCACAGCGGTTATGGCGTTGCTACAAAAGTTTGATCAAGTATCTTTGCAGATGCTTCGTATATTACGCGATCAACTTGAAGAATTGAGCGAACCTGAACTTATGGCCTTATCTGGTGCACGCTACACCACGCCACAATTAAAGGAGTTGCAAGGCACTTTAAAAGCATGGCAGCAATCGATCAGTGAATCGTTACCTGAGCTTTTTACTGAGTCAGCGATAGGTTTAGCTGCCTATGAAGTGGCGTACATTTACAAGCTGGCAAACAAGAAGGCGCCAGCAATAACAGGAGAGTCGCAGTTCAAAAAGGCGAATAAGGTGCCGTATGTTGGTGGTAAATTACTGGCTTATATTTTTCCTGATGTTGCTCAAGATTTAAGAGATAAGGTTGAGCGAACCATACGTGATGGGATTAGTAATGGGCAAACCAATCAGCAGATCATTCAGCGGATTAAAGGCACCAAGAAATTAAACTATTCAGATGGTTTACTCGATAAAACTCGCACAGTGATTGATTCTGAAGTTCGCACGGCGCGGGCACATTTAAGCTCAGAGGTTTATCTTGATACATGGAAAGCCTTAGGTTTTGAATATACCAAGGATGTAGCTACGTTAGATGGTCGCACTACGCCGTTATGCGCTAGTCGTGATGGTCGTGTACAAAAGCTTGGAGATGGACATCAAAAGCCACCATATCATTACCGCTGCCGTACTGTACAAGTTGGTTGTGATGCTGACGGAGATCTAAGTGGTGTACGTCCTTTTGTTGCTGATGATCGATCTGTTAAGAACATCCCTAAAGATGAACGTGCAGATAAGATTGGGCAAACAGATGCAAATACAACCTATAAGCAATGGTTTGATCGTCAAAGTGCTGAGTATCAAAAGAATTGGCTTGGTCCAAAGAGATACGAGCTATACAAAAAAGGCGATTATCCAATTGATCGTTTTATTGATCCACTGACCGGGCGAAAATTTACATTAAGTGAGCTTCGAGATATGGATGAAAAAATATTTAAGGAATTGAAACTATGACAGATATTAAAGCTCGTAAATTAGTAATTGGGCGATTGCAACGTGGCGATCGTCTAGTTTTGTGCGACGAGGAAACAGGTCAACCGCTAGAAGGTCAAACTGATTTAAAGATCAATAGTCCTGGCGATGGATGCCCAACAGTTACAGTGACTTTTGATGCATGGGGAGCGCACGGCGTTCGCTTTGAAGATGAGCCTCGGCAAGAACAGTAAATAATTTAATTAACCATGGAGCCAATAGGCTCTTTTTTTGTGAGTAAAGAAAATGAATTTCGGAACGGCATTGGAAAACCTAAAACTTGGCAATACGATTAGTCGAAGTGGCTGGAATGGTAAAGGAATGCATGTTGAATTGCGTCAACCAACTGATGGATTAAATGCACATCTTGCTTTGAAAAATGTAAAAGGAACATTTGATACTTGGGTTCCCTCTATCTCAGATTTACTTGCTGAAGACTGGCAGGCGCATGCAGAAATTACAGCAGGCTGATTAAACACATACCACAGCACCTTCGGGTGCTTTTTTATTGCCTTGAGATAAGGCTTAACACATCAAACGAGAGGTTTGAAACATGGCTTTACCATTTGTAGTTGATTCATTGGATGCAATTAAAGAAGAACATCGTGCTTTATATGTTGAGGTGGACGGGAAGTTTCGCCTTGATTTAGATGGCTATGAAGATCCTAAGGGCTTGAAGTCTGCACTCCAAAGTGAGCGTGATGCCGCTAAGACTGCAAAACAACAGCTAAAGGATTTACAGGCTCAGTTTGAAGGGATTGATCCTGAGAAAACACGCCAATTACTAGAGCAGCTTAATAAAGATGAAGATGCTCAACTTATTGCAGCTGGCAAAGTGGACGAAGTCATTCAAAAGCGTACTGAAAAGATGCGCCAAGACCATGAAAAGCAAATTGCTGTAGTAACTGAAAAGGCTGCTAAAGCCGAAGCTTACGCAAATAAGTTTAAACAATCAGTGATTAAAGGTCAGATTGCTCAAGCATTTAGTGGTGTTGGTGGTCTGGCTGAAGCTACAGATGATGTTACGGCGTTAGCATTGTCTCAATTTGCTCTCGATGAGAAAGGCAATGCCGTCATGATTGGTACAGATGGCGAGCCAATCATTGGTAAAGATGGAGCTAATCCATTAAGCCCTAAAGAATGGGTGGAAAACCTCAAGGAAAATAAGCCTTATTTCTTCCCTCGTGCAAATGGAACGAATGCCCCTGGTTCTAGCACCTCAGTTAAAAAGTGGTCTGACTACTCAGAGTTAGAGCGAGCTGCAATTGCCCGCGACAACCCAAATCAATTTCAACAGTTATTAAAGACAAAGGATAATTAATATGCCTGCAACTCGTTTAGCAGATATCTTCGTTGGTGATTACTATCAAACGTTACAGCCAGTAAATTCACCCGAAAAAACCGCCGTGTACCAATCTGGCATCATCGCAAAGAATGATGCTTTAGATGCTGTTGCTAGTAATGGTCAAGGTACCTCAACGATTTCTTATTGGCAGGATTTAGATGCCAATGAAGAAGCTAACATCACTACGGATGATCCAGATCAAAAAGGTAAAGTGGGTAAAGCAACTCAAGGCACTATGCGTGCACGTACGCTCTACTTGAACAAGCCTTATGGGACCACTGATTTAACAACCGAACTTGCCAATAGTGAGCCAATGCAGCACATCCGCAATCGCTATGGTAAATACTGGGAACGTCAATGGCAGCGTTACTTGCTTGGTGCAGCACGCGGTGTAATTGCATCTAATATTGCCAATGATGGTGGTGATATGGTGATTGATGCTGGTGCCGCAATGACAGCAACAGCTATGCAGGATGCAGCATTTACTGCAGGTGATGCAGCTGACCAATTCTCAGCGATTGGTGTGCACTCTGTAGTCATGAAGCAAATGGTGCAGAAAGACTTGATCGAGTACATCAAAGACTCGCAGGGTAACGTCATTTTAACCACTTATCTTGGAAAGCCTATCTTTATGGATGATGGTTTGACCTATGGTGCTGGTAAGTATTTATCAATGTTCTTCGGCTCGGGTGCATTTGGTTACGGCGAAGGAACTCCAACCAATCCTGTAGAAGTTCAACGCGATGCCTTGGGTGGTAATGGTGGTGGTGCTGAAATCATCGTGGAGCGCAAGACATATATCTTGCAGCCTGCTGGTTTTTCTTGGATTGGTGAAGATGATCCAAATAAAACACCAACTATTGCTCAGTTCTCTGATCCTGCCAATTGGAAACGTGAATTTGATCGTAAATTGGTGCCATTCGCAGCCGTTATTAGCGGTTAAGCCGTAGGGGCGAAAGCCCCATTTTAGGAGATAAAACACATGACTATTGTTGTGTATTCGGATGCTAATATCGAAAAGGTTCAAGGCATTACATATCGCAAGTTAGATGATTTTTTCGGTGTTGTTTCAGGTGCAACGGCTGTATTTATTGATGGTGATGATCCAGAAATTAAGCAGGCTTATGAGTCTGCAAAAATTAAGATCTTAGATGAACTACCCACCAGTGCTAAGCCACCCACTGAAGGGGGTGCTGTGAATTGGGCAGATATTCAAGGAAAGCCTAGTTTTCTAGAACTGGGCACCACGGCGACTACTGCTGCAAAGGGTGATCACGATCATGCTATCAAAGCACATGCCGCGAGTGGCTTGGCTGCTGCAGCTAATTTGCAGAACTTTGCACAAGCATTGTCTGCACGTACAAAGGCATTAGAAGATAAGCAACCCGTAGGTTAAAAATATGAGCTTTATCACTACACAAGAAGCAGAACTGAATGTTGACGGATTTTCCGCTTTATCTGAGCGTGATAAGGCTCAACATATTAAGAAAAGCGATGCGTACTTAATTGCTCGAAACGTTAAGCCTTATGATAATGTGGCTGATGTGCCAGAGCTACTTAAAGATGCGTCGTATGAAATTATCAAAGGCATTATGTCTGGTGAGCTTTACGTTAATAAAGCTCCAGAGTTAAAACGTAAAAAGGTTAAAGCTGACGGAGTTGAATCTGAAAAAGAATATCAAGATGGCGCTATGACAATAACTGCGACAGAGCAATTTATTCTTGACTTAATTAAGCCCTTTACAAAGCAAAGCCGTGTTCAGATGCTAAGGAGATTGTGATGGGGCTACGGGATGAAATCCAAGCAGATATTGCGGAAGCATTTAGTGATGATCTATCTGACGCCGTACATACATTCACATGCACTAAAACCATTTACTCCGGTGACTTTGACTTCGCAACTCAGGCATATGAGCATCAAGAAGATGCTTCATACACAGGCAGAGGCGTCCTATTTGGCTCATATCAGCGCGATTTAGTGAAGCCCACCGATTATGAAGTAACAGACTCAAAAGCTACTGTGCTGCAAAATGAAGTCACGGCGGTACCGCAGATCAATGATGTGTGGGAAACGGTGCAAGGGCAGTTTAAAGTCATTGATATTAGTGCGGATCCAGCTAATGTGACTTGGAAAGTGCAGTTGAGGGCAATAGGTGATTAATTATGTCTTGGGAAAATCCCCCCACTAATTTTGCTCTACAGATTCTTAAAGACGGCGATGACCATTTGCGCCGCGTATCTACTGAAATGTTGCAAGGTGTCATTGTTCGATCACCAGTAGATAGTGGAGCATTTCGTAGCAATCACCGCGTATCTGTGAATGGTGCTGACAATGGCTACGATGTGTCACAGCAAGACAAATCTGGCACAACAGCATTGTCTGACGGATCTGTAAAGATTCTACAGGCCAAGATGGGCGATAAGGTGTATATCCAAAACAATCTTCCTTACGCCGTGCGTTTGGAAAATGGTTGGTCTCAGCAAGCACCATCGGGTATTTATGCACTTACATTCTTGTCAATTTCGAGTAAATACAAATGAAATTAAGTGATGCTGAAAAGCTTATCTATGGACGCATTGGGCAATTTGACGGCGTAGAGAAAGATAATTTGCGCTTGATGAACCAATTAAACCGAAATGGTACGCCATTTAAAGCACCTAAAAATAAACCATGGTGTCGAATAACAATTCAGTATGGTGATAGCTTGATTGCAGGCATTGCTAATGGTGTTTGTATTCGTGATATAGGTTTTGTGAATGTGCAATGTTTTACACCCTTGAATACTGGTACTTCTGAAATGACAAGATTATGCGATCAATGGCGTGAATTTCTGCAATCATTCACAGCAGATCGATTGGAGATCTATAAAGTTCATGCGCCACAAGATATGGATGATGACAATTTTTATGCAAAAATTATTAGAGCTGAGTTTAGAGTGAACTAGTGAAAAAAGTGAATAATGAACTAAATCTTTAACCCGAATTAACCTGCCCCTTGGTGGCAGGTTTTTTACCTAATTATGTATCCACCTCCTTAACGGAGGTTTTTTTATGCCTAAATTAAGGAGAGAGCCATGTCGAGTGGTGCTAAGCAACTCTTACAAATCGCAAAAGAAACAACAGTTGGCACAACACCAACGACTTTTGCACGACAAACACTGGCATTCACTGAAGTGTCATTAAATCAATCAGTAGATAAAACAGAATCGGCATCAATTGTTGATAATCGTCTGCAACAAGCCTCAATGATTACAGGTGCGGAATATTCTGGTGATATTAAAGCCGAAGCGCAATATGGTGCTTACGATGATCTATTTGCGGGCGTTGCATTCAGTAACTGGGCTGCCAATGTTTTGACATTTGGCGGCACAACACGCCAGACATTTAGCGCATTGCTCGGGTATACGGATATTGCGAACTATCACACATTCGCAGGTCTTCATGTAAATACACTGGATATCACAATCCCAGATTCAGGCCTGATTACGTTCGGCTTTGGTTTTATGGGGATGAAGCGTACACCTGCGAGTGTTGCACCTGCAGGTACAATCACGCCTGCTTTGACAACCCCTCGCATGTCAAATGTATCAGTAGGCGATATTCTTGTAGATGGTGTATCTGTAAAAGGCAAAGCATGTATTTCAAGTTTCTCATTCAAATGGGATAACTCGATGCAAGTACAAAAATGCTTAGGATCTGGTCTTGAGATAGCTGCTATTTTGGAAACGGTTGCTAAAGGTACTGGTAACTTCGAAATGGCGTGGGCAACAGAATCAGCAAAGATTTACGAAAAGCAATTTACCAATGCAACGATTTCGCTATCAATTCCAATTACAGATACAGCAGGCAATAAATACGTGCTGTTTATTCCTAAAGTTGAGTTGAAAGCATCACTTGCGACAGGTGGCAATTCAGACATTTTAAAAAGCTCATTTGAATATACCGTTGTTGAGCAAGCGCCAACACTTACACGTACGCCTATTGTTGTGGGACCTTAAAATGCAGATTGAAATTAAAGAACACGAGCAAACAAAAATACCGAGCAAACTTGTACCGTATAAAGATGGAGCAAGCTTTTTAATAGCGGGAATCAACAAGCCATCCTTTAAGCATTGTATGGAATTGCGTGGCACTCGTATTGAGCAAGAGATACAAGGTGTTCGCAATATTACAGATGAAAGTTCCCATGAGGTGGCACAGTCTTTCAGTAAAGCTGTATCTCATCTAATTTTGGATTGGGAGGGCATTAAAGATAAAGACGGCATCTTTAAATACTCCCGTCAAAATGCCGAACTTCTATGTACAAGTACAAATGAATCAATCGAACTAATCGTGTGGATTCTTGCAGAAGCACAAAAAATCCAAGATGAGGCAGATACAGAAAAAGCTGAAATTTTGGGAAAGTCATTAAACTCTACAGATGGCAGCGATTCGGAAGTGAAGTAGAAGCCAACGAACATAACGAAAAACAAAAAGCCATCGCGGAAGCAATTGGAAGATCAACCGAACAGCAAGTAGAAAAACCTGAATATTCGTTCACGGCGCAATCCATTCTCTCAGCTTATTACGTGATTGCTCGTTCTAGACAGTATGAGCAATGTATTCCTATGGCTCTAAGTTTAGGGGCGGTGAATGATTTTTGTGAGCAGTATGAATCACCGGTATCTAGATGGATTTTCAATGATTGTATCTTTGCTTTAGATAATCTGTTTTTGGAAGAGGCGAGCAAGAAGAAGTGATTTTTTAAAGTCAGACGTATAAGAGAGAACTATATTCGTATGGTTTTCTATAGCCCAAAGAAAAACCCCGAGAGTTCACAGCTCTTGGGGTTTTTGTTTCCAACCCACAACACGCACTTGAGGATTAGAACATATATGAATTTTAACCTAAATATTCAGGTTGATAAAGTGATGAATAAGTTATCAGAAAGTAAAACTTTGAGAGTTTGGACATATTTAATAATGGTATCAATAATTATTGGAATTCTCGTATGGCAAGTAGCCCCAATATTACAAGCAGTAGCAAAAATTATAGAAGTTACTAAATAAACCGACCTACAAATGGTCGGTTTTTATTAAGCAAATGAGAATAATGAGTGGATTTCTGGTCTTTCTTGCTGGCTTGCAATCCATAGATCATATTGAACCTGAAGGTTTAGCCAAAACTCGGGTGAGGTATCTAAAGCAAGTGATAAACGCATAGCCATATCAGCAGAAATTCCAGTGTGACCATTAAGAATTCGAGATAGGTTTGCTCTTGTAACGCCTAATGCTTTGGCAGCATCAGTCACAGAGATTTCATCAAGGTATTCTTTTAATAGCTCACCAGGATGTGGAGCGTTAAACATAATGCTCATAATCTGTACCTCTCAGTGATAATCCAAATAATTAACTACATAAGCATTACCATCTTCAAACTTAAAGATGACACGCCAATTACCATTTACGGTTAGTGACCAGTGATCAGCTAACTTCCCGCTTAATTGATGTAATCGCCAATTAGGAGGGGTTTTCAAATCCAGTACATTTGTTGCCGCATTAATAGCAGCAAGTTGAAGTCTGAGTTTTTTCGAGTGAGTAGCTTGAATGCCTTTGGTTGAGCCAGTCTCAAAGAAAACTTGAAGACCTTTATGTTCAAAACTCTTAATCAAGGCTGCTACTCCATTAGCGTAAACCGTATAGACACACTATACGCTTAAATTTTAATTAGTCAACTTTACAGCTCGCATTCCTGCGGGCTTTTTTACGCCTGAGTGTTTAGTAAGCATTCTGCATTCAGGTTCAATCAACTCCAAAGGAGAACAGTATGAATGCTATGTTACAACCAATTGAAATAGTGCGAGTTGAAGACGGCCTGCCTACGACTACTACTTTGCAAATTGCTTTAGGGTTAGGGATTCAACACTCAACAGTTATTAAACTTGTTCGTAGTTATATGCCTGATTTTCAGGAATTTGGCTTGGTTAGATTTAAAATCCAGCCAAGATCGCAAGGCGTCCACGGCGGTAGTGATACAAAATTTGTCACACTGAATGAACAACAAGCAACCTTTCTTATGACATTGATGCGGAACAGTCCAAAAGTTATTGAATTCAAAAAAGCATTAGTTCGAGCGTTTTTTGAAACAAGGGAATTTATCCGCGCGCAAGACCAGAGTTACAACAAAGTCCACAACAAACTTAGTCTACAGCTAAGTCTTGAAAAAGCTGATGCAAGTTTGGCGGGGCATATTTTAGGTAGCTATAGAAAGAAAAGAGATCTTTTAGTTACAGCCTTAACTGAAGTAGAGCAACTTATGCAGCCCTGTTTATTTGAATAAGCAATATCAATAACCGCACCTCCTTAATGGAGGTTTTTTATTGTCCGCAATGCGCCCTATGGCGCTTTTTTTACGCCGTAGGAAAGCAAATGGCTGAATCAGTATTACGAATCACCATCGATTCAAGACAAGCATTAATCAATGCGCAAGCAGTAAATAAAGAACTCAATAGCATCGAAAAAAACGGTGATTTCGCATCAAAATCGATGGATTCATTGTCTGTCGCTACTCGAACCTTGGCGGGTCATATGGCGGGGTTGGTTACAGTTGGTGCTGCTGTTAGCAAGATGGATGCTTATACAGGTCTACAAAACCGCTTAAAACTGGTCACAAACTCTCAGGTCGAGCTTAACAAAGCAATGAGTGATACTTTTGCTATCGCTCAAAAAACACGTCAATCATGGGAAAGTGCGGCACAGGTTTATCAAGGGTTTGCAAATAATGCCAAAGCACTTGGCTTAACCATGTCACAAACAGCGCAATTGACTGAAACAGTATCTAAGGCTGTGGCGATTTCAGGTGGGAGCGCGGCAAGTTCTGAAGCTGCTTTGATTCAATTTAACCAAGCCCTCGGTGCTGGTGCACTACGTGGCGAAGAATTAAACAGTGTGATGGAACAAACCCCTGGTCTTGCAAAAGCAATTGCTGAAGGCATGGGGATTACTGTTGGTCAACTTCGTACCGTAGCGGCACAAGGGAAAATTACATCCGAAGAGTTGGTTAAGGCTCTTACCAAAGCAAAATCTTCGGTTGATGATTTATTTTCAAAAACCGACATCACAATCGGTCAATCAATCACTTTGCTAAATAACGAATTGAGTAAATTTGTTGGTGAAGCAGGACAAAGCTCAGGTGCAGCTAAAACATTGGCGGAAGGTATTCAGACTTTATCGCAAAACTTAGCGCCGTTAGCTGACGGTGCGATGGTGCTTGGAATTGGGTATTTAACCAAATCAATGCTAGAAAAAGCAGTAGCCACAAGATCCGCAATCGTTGCCAGTGCCCAGAGTCAAGCAGCAATCATTGCAGAGAAAACTGCTACAGTTGAATTGGCTGGTGTTGAAGCATTGCGAGCACGTCAGAATGCATCGCTTGCTGCACAAGAGTTGAGAACGGCTCAGCTTGCGTTAGTGAACGCTAAAAATAAAGATGCTCAAGCGCTAGCAACGCAACGTTTAGCAGTGGCTGAGGTGGCTTATGCTACATCTGTTAAAGAATCCACTATTGCAACGGCGCAATACACCTTAGCTCAAGATTCATTAAATAGAAGTAAATCGCTTGGCTCAAAACTTCTTACATTGGTTGGTGGTCCAATTGGTGCTTTAACTTTGGCGGCAATGGGGCTTGGCGCTGGCTACATGTACATGCAAAAACGTGCAGATGAAGCCAATAAAAAGCTAGAAGAACAAGCAGCAGTTGCTAAAAAAGCAAAAGATGAATTGCTAGCACTTCAGGGTTTAGAGAAAGATGAAGCTGTAAGCAAAATGACAGCAGCTTTTAAACTCCAAAATGAAGCACTTGCTGAGTCAAGCAGTAAGATCAATATGCAGTTGAATGCGATCGAGCAGCTTTACAAAGGCAACAAAGACGTTGTCCAAGTTGTTCAAGATGCACGAAATGGCACAATCAGCATGAATACCGCAATTAGCAAGTTCAATGAGTTGCGTATCAGTAAAGAAGTCTACAATTCAATCAAAGCAAATACCGAGGAGTTCGTTAAGAATGCCACTGAAGCGACGAATTCTAAAGTTAAGCTTAGTTTATTTGGAATTGAGGTTGAATTATCAGGGCGTAAGGCTCAGACAGCCAAAGCTGGGGTTGATCAAAATACTGAATCACTGGTAGATAATGCTAAGGCAGCTAGGGATGCAGCGAAAGCCCATCAAGATTTTTTTGATAGCCTAAACAAGGATGTCAAAAATGCAAATCAAGAATATGCAATGTTGGGTTTTGGGTATAGCAAAGAAGTTATTGATAAGATTAATGAACTCCAAGAAGCCAAGCAAAAGGTTGCGCCTAAAGGCACTACAGCAATTGTAACCCAGGAAGAAATCAATCAAATTATTCAAGCTCAAAAAGCATTGGATGCTGTAAAAGATCGTCAAGATGCAATAACCCAAGCTAAACGAGATCAGACTGAAGAGGCTAAGAAGCAGCAAAAACTTGCTGAGAAACAAGCAGTCTTATTGGCGGGTAACAATGAACAAACTCGCAACATGCTTCGTGTTTATCAAGCATTCCGTAATACAGGGTTAGGAGACAAGCAGGCGCGTGTAATGACTGCTCAAGTCGGGCGTGAGAACGATTTCCGTAGTAGCGCAATGTTTGGAAGTCATGGTGATTTTAATAATGGTTACACCAATACAGGGTTTATTTCTTGGCAAAAAGGGCGTTCAGCTAATTTAATGAAGTTTTTACAAGGGCAAGGTGTTCTTGATAAAAACGGAAAAATTCAGCAAAACCAAGATGCTCTTGATGCGATGGCAAAATTTTTGATGCAAGAAGTTTCCTCTACAAATGGGTATAAAGCATCAAAAAATGCCCTTGCAAACGACAGCCTTTCATACCGTGAGCTTGAGAAAATTATCGGTCAAAACCTTATTGGCTGGGACTATAACGGCAACGGCAAGCTTGGCAAAACGAATGCTTCCAAGCATCTAGCCAAGCAAGATGGTTATTACAATCAACTTAGTAAGCTTTTGGGTTCTGATCCTGAAAATGCTCTTAGCTCTACTAAAATGTGGGCGAAGTTTGAGGATGAAGCCTACAAAGCTCGTGCCAAGACAGAAGAGGAAATTAAGCAACTTCAAGCTAAGTATGATACTGAAGCAATTCAGCGATCTAAAGCTAGAGATGAAGAAATCAACAAAGCTACCATCTTGGGACAAACTCAGCTTATTCCAAAAATTAAGGAACGATATGATGCTCAGGATAAATTGGCTGAATTGCAAATTGATCAGGAGTTAAATGGATATAAATGGACTGAAAACCAAAAGCTCGTCTACACATATCAAACCAACAAGTTACGGTATGATGCTGAAGGGAAGCTTTCTGAAGATGTCAAAGCTCTGGCTAAGAAAACGCTTGATGAGCAAATGCTTTATGAAACACAGAAGCGTTTGCAAGCGAATAGTATGGGCATTGGTCAAATTGCACTTGATGCGCAATCTTATGTTCGTCAAAAGCAGAATCCTTTAGGTTTTCAGCAAGATCAACTAGATAGCGAAACGATCAAAAAGTATCGGGAGTTGCAACTTCAGTATAGCTCTCAGCGTGGTGATATTTTCACGCTTGTAAATGATGAGAATGTGAGGAATCAGCAGTTAACTGAGGCACATAAGAAATTTCTCGATGCAAAAATAGCCTTAGATGAGGAATATTCATTTAAACAGAATGACTTATTGAAAACACAACACGAGAATCAACTTCAGATTTGGGGGTCTTTGTTATCACAGGGTCAAACTATGTGGTCGCAATTAACTCAATCAGTCAAGGATGCCTCAGGAGAGCAAAGTGGCGCATATAAGACCATGTTTGCAATGCAACAAGCTTTTTCCATTGCATCAACTATTGTAGCGGCTCATGTTGCAGCTGCTCAAACCACTGCAGATATTACACTACCATTTGTTGGGAAGGTCCCTGCAGCTAGTGCAATTTTAGCATTTGGTTATGCTCAAGCTGGGTTAATTGCCGCTCAAACGATTGCAGGTTTTGCAACTGGCGGTTATACAGGATCTGGTGGAAAGTATGACCCTGCTGGTATCGTACACAGGGGCGAAGTAGTCTTCTCACAAGAAGACATTGCTCGATGGGGAGGTGTGGCGAATGTTGAAGCTATGCGATTAAGTGGTAAAAATGGATATTCAGATGGTGGAATTGTTAGTAATTCAATTCCGAACTTTGAAAGAAGACAGTTTGAAGCTATCACTAATAATTCCAAATCTGCGTCTGTTCAAAGTACGAATAGTCAACCAATTGTCCATGTTCATACTTTGCCAGGCACTTCGGCAAGTGCTAAAACAAATGATGATGGAACTTTAGAAATTAGAATTCATCAAATTGCAGAACAAGTAGTAGCAGGGCAACTTAGGAATTCAAATAGTAAAATCTCTAAAGCTTTAAGTCAAAATACTACTGCGAATCGAAGAAGATAAGTCACTTTCGAGTGGCTTTCCGTTAATTAACTTGATATTTTATAAGCACTTCAAGGAGTGCTTTAAAATGAGAAAAATACTTTTAAGTTTAGGTTGTTTAGTTAGTTTAAGTGGGTGTGCCACTACATCTAATTTTTATGAATTGACATCAAGTCCAACGGATAAAATTGGCTATTGGACAGGTCCTCATCAGAATATTTCTGTGGCAACATTAAAATTAAACTCAGATGGAACAGGTGTAATTTGTCAAGACTATAATGGCGTAGCAAAAGTTGTTTCTGTAAAAAAAGTGGAAAATAAAATTTATACGCAAGATGGTAGTTTTTGGAAAATCAAAAACATAAGTGAAAACAAATTAGAACTAGCTTACGGATTAGGAGGTAGTTACTTTTTAAATAAAGATGTTAATTTAACTTTAGTAACTCCTGCCTGTTTAGAGAAATTAAAATGAAAAAAATTCTATTATTAATTTGCTCTACTATATTACTCCAAGGATGTGTAAGCCCCACAACCGATATGTTAAATAACAAATTTGTTGAAGTTTCACCAACATCTCAAACAATAACTGGAGTTTGGACGGGGACTATGGGGCCTTATTTGCTATCTTATAAGATAAATAGCGATGGAACTGGGTACTCTTGCTATAGTTACAACACAGCAGAGGTAACGTCCAAAATTAAAATAAATAATGACATGATTTATTTAAGTGATGGAACAAGATTGAAAATTGAAAAGATTACTAATAGTGATCTATTGCTTAAAAACTTTTATTTAGGCTTGAATAAGAATTATAGGTTTATTAAAGATGATGACTTTAAAAATGCATCTGATTATTGTCAGAAAGCATTAAAGTAATAACCACCCCACTCAACTGAGTGGGTTTTTTAATGGAGCAACCATGCCAAATGTACTCTTAAAATGTGTGACTCAAAGTGGTTACTCCGTTGGATATAAAAGTGGAGTTATCTCACAAGAATTAGATGGTGGAGCACCACGTTATAGACGAAATATCAAGAACGCTTATCACACTGTAAATGTGCAATGGGTCGTGCAAGAGTCAGGATTTCAATACCTGGATGCTTTGTATAACGTCTGGTGCGAGAATCCTAACGAGTTTTTCTACGCTCCACTCAAAGTAAATGGCCCTGAATATAAGAACTATGAAAGCTATTTTGTTGAAGATTCATTTCAATTAAATAGTGTCGAAGGTCTTGTATTTACCTGCACGGCACAGCTTCGAGTTAGGCCAATTGTAGATAGTGAATTAAATAAGATTATTGTTGAATCTGGCTCGCAGGGTATTGATCTTTCAGATCTGTTTAATCCCCTTGAAAAGCTTGTCAATGTCGATCTTCCAAATGCCTTAAGGGGGTTAAATTGAGTGATTACACTTCGTTTTTCCTTGATTGTCAGGGCGGTGTTACTCAGCTTGAATGTGTTGAGATTTCTCATCCGATTTTTAGCAAAGTTTATCGATACACACTTAGTGATACAGAAGGCTTTACGGCAAATGGTTTGAGCTTTGAATACGCTCCAATGACAATCAAACGTAATAATGTGACGAATGATTTAGATCAGGCTATTTCAGTCACATTTGCTGATGTTGATGATGAGCTGATCGAAGAATTTATGAATATCTTAGATTCAGACGATCCGCTACTAAGACCGAGCTTTTTATACAAGATTTATCGTGACGATGATCTTTCTGCACCGATGCTGACATTGCAAACCTTAGAGATAGCAAAGGTTTCTAAAGATGGAAGTGGACTTGTGACTTTTGATGCTCAAGCACCTGATCTAAATAGTGTAGGTACAGGGCTTGTATATGATTTTACGAATTATCCGCTTTTGAGGGGGATTTGATGTCTATAGATAATCTCCTTGATCGAACGTGGTCCAAGCAATATACATGTAATGAGTTTGCTTGTGAGGCATGGAAGCAAATTACCGGTAAAGATCTATCAAAGCGTTTAAATAACTTCTTAAATGGAAAAGGAAAATTTAAACAACTCAGTGAACCTATTTCCCCCTGCATAGTTTTTTTCACAAATAACAACCGAAGCTCGACACATGTCGGGCTTTTTTATTGCGGCAAGCTTTTACACCTAACGCCGCAAGGCGTGCACTACATACCGCTTGAAATGGTTCGGATGAATTTCAGGGAAGTGAGATTTTATATATGAAGAAAGTCATTATTGTTCCTGATCTTTATGATAAATCTAAAAATGAGACTTTTGAAAATGTTGAGAAATTAGAGCCATTTTTAGTTGAGTATTTCAACCAAAAATGCCCTGAGAATCTTCATGTTTATCACGGTGAAATAGCTGAAAATCGGGATATAACACCAAAAAATAAGACAGATATTGAATATCTAGAAGTTCTTAATGGCGTTTTTTATGTAGTTATTTATCCATCAAACCCTTTTATGGTGGCATTTTGGATAGTGACTGGGATTATGGCTGCATTTAGTGTGTATTCAATACTCACAATGCCGAAAGCTAATACTTCACAGCTAAAATCATCTAACAATGAACTTGCCAATCGATCAAACCAAGCACGTGTAAAAGCTCGTATTCCAGACATTTACGGTCAAGTAAGGGCCTATGCTGATTTAATCGCTCAGCCTTATACTTTCTATGATGCAAGCACAGGCTTAGAGGTTGAATATACGCTCATGGTTATCGGGCGTGGCTACTATAAGATTCATGACTGCCAAGATGGTGAAACTGATGTTGCAAATATTAATGGTTGTGCGGTTTCAATCTTCGATCCAAATGTTGATATTGTTTCTGGCACACCAATCTATCAAGTCGGATCTCGATTTACTGAAGCACCACTTTATACTAAAAAGTCATCTTCAATTAATGGCCAGACTTTAGAAAAACCAAATGATGATGCAATTGAATCGCAATCAATTTACTTTGAAGCGCCAAATATTATTCGGACTACATCGAGCAGCATTGATTTCACAAAGTATTTTTCAAATGGCGACAATGTTGCGATCTACAATGCTCAATTCGGTACGCTTGATCAGTCTATCAGTGGAACAATACAAGCTCATTCGAACTTAACGATTTCAATCATTTCTGATACATATGTTGATGATGTGGGTGGATATAAAGCTTTAAAACTTTCAGGTGTGAATGTCGCAGTAGTTACTACTACAGGCGAGGGCGAGGAAGCTCAAACGCATACTGATTATTACGATATTTCAGGTGATTACGACATCTCAAGTGTTGGATATAGCGTAAGTGGCTCTACTTATACGTATCTTTTTACACTACAAAGCCCTAAAGCTGTGAATTACAACTGGAACTACATAACAGTAGATTCAGAAACAGTAAATGCATCTGCTACTTTTGCGAAAAATGAAAAAGGTGTTGATCTCAGTGGGACTTATACGATTACGAATGTATCGGGTTACAGCGCTGCAACAAGCACGACACCTGCATATTTTTCAGTTATTACGCTTACAAATCCTAGCGCTATCAATGACGACTGGGACCAGCTGACATATTTAAATGAAGGTACAACACTTGGACAAGTCAATGATGTGCAGCTCAATGTAATTTCAAATAAATGGGTCGGCTGGTTCGATGTAGAGTTCACAGAAGCTGAAGGTTTTTACGCAAATCTGTATTGGCAAACTGGACTATATTGGCAATCTAAATCTGGTCGACAAGATTCAACTCAAACACATGTCATAGTTGAATATCAGCAAATCGATGCTGTTACAAATCAGCCAATCGGACAAATTTATAAGAAAGAACTCTACTTCAAATCTAAAATATTGAATGATTTCGGTCGAACCTTAAATATTGATTTCTCTGATAAATTCATCGGCTCATTTAGATTTAGAATTTGTTTTGGAATGGCTACAGACTCTCAATATTACGGCATTCCTAAAGTCAAAGACGTTTATGCATTCACTAAATCAACTAAAACTGTTTATGAAAATGTCACAACATGGCTGATGAAAACGGTTGCAACAAGTGGTGCTCTATCTGTTAAAGAGCGTAAAGCAAATGCTTTAGTGACACGCAAATTAGAAGTTGATGGAACTGGCGAGTTAGTTGCAACTAAAGATGCAGGGCAAGCGCTCATTAATCTAGCTTTAGATAAGTATGTTGGGCGCAGATCTATTGATGAAGTAGATATTGAGCAGATTAAGACTGAAATACTGGCTGTGAAAAACTATTTCAATAGCTCTGGTCCAACCGAATTTTCATATACGTTTGACGATGACTCACTGTCATTTGAAGAACAAGCAGGCATGATTGCTTCTGCTTGTTTCTGTCAAACAACACGTTTCGGCAACAAGCTAAGATTGAAATTTGAAAAGCCGCAAGAGAATTCTGTATTACTTTTTAATCATCGAAATAAAGTGCCAAGCTCTGAAAAGCGTACATATTCATTCGGAATTGAGAAAGATTATGACGGAATCGAACTCGAATATACATCACCAGATGATGATGCGCGTGTGACTTATACTATCCCTTCTGATAGCTCTGCGATCAATCCGATGAAGATTACCACTTCAGGTATTCGCAATGAAGCAGTTGCAAAAACAAGGGCATGGCGAGAATGGAATAAACTGAGATTTCAGAATGTTGCAGTTGAATTTGACGGATTAGATGAATCCAGTTTGTTGATGATCAATGATCGTATTTTAGTTGCTGATAATACGATTTCAAGTACACAAGACGGTGAAGTTGAGTCAATAGATGCTTTAACTCTAACGCTTTCACAAGATGTTATCTTTGACGAAAGCTCGGCTTACTACTGTTATTTACAATTATCAGATGGCTCAGTTGACATGATTCAGTGTTTTAAAACTGAATATTCTAATGAGGTTCTATTGAGTAGGGCACCTAAAAAAGCACTGGTTTTAGATCCACATCGTTATGCAAAAACGACTTATTCAATTGTTAAATCACAAGAATCTAAAAAACAAGCATTTATGCTTTCTGAAATGTCTCCGAATGATGCAATGACGAACAAGCTTACATGTATTAATTACGATGATCGATATTACGAAATGGATCATTCATTTATCTAAATTTTATTGAAATACAAGGCACTCGAAAGAGTGCTTTTTTATGCTTGGAGAAAAGTTAATGGCAGATCAGATCATTACAGCGCAAAAACTTATTGATGCTGACAAAGATGCGGATCGATTAAATACAGCAGTAAACGGCTCAAAAACGGATAATGTGACAACACGAAGCGGTAGTGAATATCCTTCACTCGCAAATGCAGTTTATCAAATCATGCAAACAGGCGGATTCGAGCCATTTTCTACAGAAAAAGAACTTCTTGCTAGCAAGCCAACTTTGCCGAAAAAAGCTGCTAAAGCTATGGATACAAAAAAGGTCTGGCTTTGGATCCAGCAAGCAGGAGAAAGTTCACCGTCGTGGCATAACACTGGGTTAAGCGAATTTGATCAAGCAAAAAACTACACAGATAATATTGTTAAGCTGAATGTAAATATCTTTGACTTAACAAAAGCTGAAACAGGAAAGTTTTACAATTATACAAATGGTAATAAGCAGACTGCAGACATTTCATTTACAGCATCACTTATAGAAATCGAAAGCAATACTGAATATCAAGTACCTGCTAATTACGCTCAACAGTTTGCTTTTTTTACCTCAAGCAAAGCATACATTTCGGGTTTAGCAAGTCCATCAGCTGATCATAAATTTACCACTCCTGCGAATGCTGCTTATATCGGCATAACTGTTAGCGCATCACAGTTAAATTCATTTATGCTATGTAAATCAAGCGAATACCCACCGTCTTATGTAGCGTATGGGAAAAGTGTCTACGGACTACAAATACCAGCGGAAAAAGTTATAGATCTATCTAGTTATACGAGAAATGATCTGGGTTTTTACAATCCAAATATTATTGATACAACACTTGCAATAAATGGACAGTATGTTGACTATACAACAGGAAATCTTTTAAGTGATGCCACATCTACAACGCTCGGATATTATCCAATAAAATCAGGTACTACATATCAAACAACTGCAGGATATTCTAAGCAATTTGCATTTTTTGATGTAAATAAAGTCTATATTTCTGGTCTTGTAAAAGTTGATTCAAATAGCCAATTTACGACACCTGCGAATGCTGCTTATGTGCGTTTTACAGTCGCAACTTCTGATATTTCTTCATTCATGGTTTGTGAGAGTGGTAAATTTATGGAGACATATGTTCCATATTCTATTAACTTTAAAGAATTATTAATTAAAGCTAATCAGATTAGTAATTTTAATAAAGAAATTAAAGATAGCTTGAATATTGAACTTGTTAATTTAATCAATCCATCAGATGTAACTTTGAATGCATATGTTAACTTTGAAAACGGAAATTTGATTAGTAATTCAGGATTTATTGCTACAAACTATATAGAGATAAAAGCAAATACTGAGTACCAAATTTCAAGTAGCTACGCTCAACAGTTTGCTTTTTTTACCTCAAGCAAAGCATACATTTCGGGTTTAGCAAGTCCATCAGCTGATCATAAATTTACCACTCCTGCGAATGCTGCTTATATAAGACTAACTCTGCCGAATGCTCAATTAAACACTGTAATGTTGGCTGAGAGTTCAATCTTTCCAAGTACTTATGCTGAATATGGAACAAACATAGCAAAGAATTTACTTGTTGATGGTATTGATGTAAAGACTACTGAAATTTGGGTTTCAACAGATCTAAATGATACAACTGCTTCATTCACTGGTAAAAATGCAATTCAGCTTGCAATTAATAGTATTACTGATGCTACTGCAAAAAATCGATATGTGATTCGAGTAAAAAAAGGATTATACAAAGTAGATAAAGCAGAGGATTTTATCGGTTATCCCGGTTATCCATCTATGATTTTAATGAAAGATCATGTCGATGTTGTTGGCCAGGGCGAGGGTAATACGATCATTTGGGCTGAACTGCCATATAACGATGCAGATATTGGTCCTTCTGCAAACGGTAGCGCTTACGATAGATCACGCTTTCAAACAGTGTATAACTATGCTGATGATGCGTTAATGAAAGATTTAACACTCGTTGCTAAAAATATTCGATATACAGTGCATATTGATGACGCAAATGGAATTGATACTACACATAGATATCAAGATGTTAGCTTTATTTTCAAAGGAAATATTGGTTCATTACGATGCTTAGGAACGGGCACTCATAATGCTGAAGAAACTTATGTAGAGGGTGGGAGATCTCACAGCGACACAGGATTACCATACTCTTGTCACAATAATACTGCTTTTACAAAACCATCACTTTGGTCATTCAAAAATCATAACTTTACAAGCATCGAAAACAAAACTGCAATTTTTATGCAAAACGACGGTTCTTTACTAAAAGATAAGCTTGAGTTAATTGGGTGTAGTTTTGGTGGGTCATCATATATTCTTGAATATACTGACGTTTGGCTAAAAGGAAGTACATCACTAAATTATGATTCTTATGATCATGCTGAGTGGAGAGTAAGTGGGTACGGAAATGGACCATTTTTATTTGTAAACCGCGTTGCTGGTTTTTGTTTAAGATTTAAATCAACAACAAAAGGCATTAATACATCTGTGCGTTTTGATACTTCATCAACAGCATATCCGTTATTGATTAAAAACAATCAGTCAAATTCAGATGCAAGCTTATATATTGATGGTCGAGAATTTATTGATGGCTATATAGCACAAGATGGATCTGTAGATCTTGCAGCACAAGCATGGGGGTGTAAAGATTTATCTGAATCAATTTATGCTTATGATTCAACGACAAATTATACAAGTTTAGCAAAACGTCTTGGCAATTGCTCTTCATCGAGTAAAGCCTTAGGTGTTATTGTGAATGGTTCAACAAGCACAATCACATTTAATAAAGACTACACAGCAATGACCAATGCTCACATTATCGCTGAAATCAATGCACAATTAACAAATGCTACAGCTGATTTATACCCTTATGGTCGTGATTATTATCCAGAAATGACTGACGTTTCAGAAGCGGTTTATAACAGTAGCTCTACATATATCCCGAAAGGCAGTGTTGTCACCAAATCAAATGGCAAAGTCAAACTAGCAAACAGTAATGACAAGATATTTGGTGTTGCTCTTGATGATATACCTGTGATGCAAGTGACAAGCGATGGAGTGCGAAAAGGGCAAGGGCGAGTGCTCAAACGAGGTTTCATTTCAGCCTTACGAACTGAAGCTTTTTATGTACTAACTGATAACCAAAGCCCTGCAATTGGCACACGTTTTAGTGTATCGAACGGCCAACTCGTAACAGATGTAAATGGAAAAATTAGCTGTGACATTGACGCTGGTGTAATCTCAATCAACTGTTAATCGCACAACAAAATCAATCAAGCCCTAACTTATTTAAAGTCAGGGCTTTTTTATTACCAAAATTTGGAGAAACGAATGTCTGAAACACAGGCAGCAATTGAAGCAAGCGCAGTTGCAATTACTCAAAAAGTGACAGTTACAAGTGGGGCGACATCATTTTTCGCATTTTTAGCAAAAGTGGATGTTATTGCGTGGGGAGGTCTTTGCATTGCATTAGCGGGTTTATTCATTCAGCTTTATTTTGCAGTTGCAAAAAATCGACGAGAAAAAATTGAACACGAATTGCGTGTTAAAAAATTAGAAGGTGAGTGCAATGTCAAAGACTAAATATTGGGTGTCAGGATTAACCGCTTCGGCGGTTTTTTTTATGTCTTTAATCGGTTACGAGGGGTATAGCTCAAAGCCTTATCTAGATAGTGCGAAAGTACCAACAATTGGCATCGGCTCGACAACTTATGAAAACGGCACAAAAGTCAAAATGACTGATAAGCCGATTACGAAAGAACGTGCGATCGAAATTTCAAAAGCTCATGTTGCCAAAGATGAAATAGCTTTTAGAAAGTCACTGCAGGGCGTAAAGCTATCTCAAGTTGAGTATGAACAATATCTCGATTTTACATATAACTTTGGTCAATCAAATTGGAATAACAGTTCAATGCTTCGCAATCTAAAAGCGGGGCAGCATGTTCAAGCTTGCAAATCATTATTGAAATGGAAGTACGTTTCAAAGCGTGATTGCTCAGTAAGATCAAATGGTTGTTATGGGGTTTGGGTTCGACAATTAAATCGATATGAAAAATGCATGGGTGAGCAATGACTTTAATCTTACTTATCTCGAAATGGCGAGAAATCTTAATCGGACTTCTCGCTTTTTTATTGCTTGTTTGTATGGCTTTGCTGAATAACAAAACAGGGCAGATTGAAAAATACAAACAGGCTGAAATCGTTCAACAAGCAGAGATTGCAAAAGCCAAAGCTGATGCAGCAATCAAAGAAAAACAATGGTCTGATCAACAATTAAAAGCGGAGCAAAATTACAATGCTAAACTCAAACAAATTCAAACTGATGCTGATACCGCTCATGCTACTGCTCACAGCTTGTCAAAGCAACTCAAAATTGCAAACAGCCGTTTGTCCTCAGCTACCCGAGAAACCATCATTGAATACACCAATACCAACAGTGACATACTCGAAAACTGCATCACAGAATATCGAACAGTGGCAAAAGCAGCTGATGGACACGCGGCTGATGCAGAAAGATTGAGGGATGCATGGCCCTCGGAGTGAGGGCTTTATTCTTAGGAATAATTTTGGAATAAAAAACTATTAAAAAAGCAAAACCGTAATGACATTTTCGCCAAAACAATAATAAAAATTGCGCATCATGTATGAAAGTAGCTTTATATGAAGCAAAAAAAATCCCTGCACGAAGCAGGGAGCACTAAACATCCACCATCTTATTATCGATCACCCTTCTTCAAGTGATCAGCTATAGAATACATTAAAATTCACGTGAATAAAACACAGTAGATAGGTTGGGTATGTGGAATCATAAATCTCTCCACCCATCAACAATATCTGCCCAATCTTGCATCATCTTACGGCGTTGTTGAAGATGCTTCGAATGATCGTACGAGGCTTTAGTTTTATTAGATTCCGCATGTGCCAACTGTCTCTCAACCCATGCCTCTTCATATCCTTTCTCGTAGAGCGACGTAGAGGCTGTGGCGCGGAAGTCATGAGCAGTAACATTAGCTAAACCCATGTATTCAAGCATTTTATTTAAAGTGGTTCTAGATAGCATGCAATCTCTTTTTTGTGGAGATGAGAAAACATATTTTTGACCACCTGTGATTAAAAACTGTTGTTGTAGAAGGTTGTAAAGTTGGTTTGAAATTGGAACAAGGTGAGTTCTATTCATTTTCATAGACCGCTCTTGGTTTTGTCTTCGTGATGCCTTTGGAAATGTAATTAAACGATCATCAAAATCAACAAATCCCCATTCCATTTTTCTAATCTCAACAGTTCGAAGCATTGAGTAAAAAAGAGCTAAACCTGCATTTCTAACCGTCATAGCTCCGCCGTAATTATCTATCTTTATTCTAAAATCTCTTTTTTCTTGCTTTTCGAGTGGCCTAGCATGTTCTGTTTCAGGTGTTTCTACAACGTTTCTAACGGCATGTGTAGGATCATTTTCAGCCCTTGATGTCAAAATTGCGTATCTTATGACAAGACCGATAAATCTTCGATTCAAGTTTGCTGCATGTTCGCCAGTGGCATAAGTTTCTTTTGCTCGAATTCTCTGAACAGTACTTTTCATTACATTCAAAATATCTACAGAAGAAATTTCATTGATTGGCATATGACCAATAATTCCGTACACATCTCTTTTTAAGCAATCTTTGAATTTTTGAATATAGTCTTCTGATTTGTATTTCATTTGCTCTAATGCGTATTCTTTTGCTATAGCTTCAAAAGTATTGTTCGCAGAAGTAATTTTTTCTATTTTTTCTCGTTTCTTTTCTTGCGCTGGATTTAATCCTTTTGCTAGTTTTATTTGAGCATCCTCCTTAAGCTTTCTAGCCCCCTGCAATGTAACTGCAGGATACTCACCAAAACTGACGGTGCCTTCCTTACTATTATGAGTAAATTTAAATCTCCATATTTTTTTTCCTGTCGGACGAACCTCTATATATAGTCTTTCAGCATCTAGGATGCGATAAGATTTTTCTTTTGGTTTTAAAGTTTTTACTTTTGCATCAGATAACATACGGGTAACTTGCATTAATCATTTGTTACCCGCGAAGATACCCGTTTTTATTGAAGATTAAAACAGACAGTAAAAGACAGAAATAGATTGTATGTGTTGATGCAAAAGGGTTTTATCATTTTTATTAAGATTGTAACAGATCAATACAGAGCCACATCATCAGAATTGTTCAGGATGACAATTTTCATAAAAAAGCTTCTTAAACTTAAATAAACTGCAAACATTGTGATCTATTTATATGCAAAATGTGGTTATTTTTCATATAAATCAAAAATCACGAAATCTTAGATTAGAATATTATGCGTTAACTACAGATGAAAGTAATGTTAATTGACAATTTTTTTTAAATTTGTCGTAAAAAATAAGTCATAAAAGCTATAAAAAGGAGAATCTGCACAATGGGTTATCAGAAAATAGTTATACCTGTGGACGGTAGTAAAATTACGGTAAATGCTGATTTATCATTAAATGTTCCAAATCATCCAATTATTCCTTTTATTGAAGGGGATGGCATTGGCGTTGATATTACACCCGCAATGAAAAAAGTAGTGGATGCTGCAATCTTAAAAGCATACGGTGGTAAGCGCTCAATTGAGTGGATGGAAGTGTATTGCGGTGAAAAAGCCGATAAAATTTATGGCACTTATATGCCAGAAGAAACATTTGAAGTTTTACGTGAATTTGTCATTTCAATTAAAGGTCCATTAACGACGCCAGTGGGGGGCGGGATTCGTTCTTTAAATGTTGCTTTACGACAAGAATTAGATCTATATGTCTGTGTCCGTCCAGTACGTTGGTTTGAAGGTGTACCATCACCAGTACAGCATCCTGAGCTAACAGATATGGTTATTTTCCGTGAAAATTCCGAAGATATTTATGCCGGAATTGAATGGAAAGCAGACTCACCTGAAGCCAAAAAAGTGATTAAATTCTTAAAAGAAGAAATGGGTGTGAGCAAAATCCGTTTTGAAGATAATTGTGGTATTGGCATTAAACCTGTCTCAAAAGAAGGGACACAGCGTTTGGTTCGCAAAGCAATCCAATTTGCGATAGATAATGATAAACCCTCTGTGACACTGGTACATAAAGGTAATATTATGAAATATACCGAAGGCGCATTTAAAGAGTGGGGCTATGAATTAGCCATCGAACGTTTTGGCGGCGAGCTCATTGATGGCGGTCCTTGGGTGAAAATCAAAAATCCAAAATCAGGCAAAGACATCATTATTAAAGATGTGATTGCGGATGCTTTTTTACAGCAAATATTGATGCGTCCTGCCGATTATTCGGTCATTGCAACCTTAAACTTAAATGGTGACTATATCTCTGATGCCTTGGCAGCGGAAGTTGGTGGAATTGGGATTGCACCGGGTGCAAATATTGGTGGGGCTATCGCTGTTTATGAAGCGACACATGGCACAGCACCAAAATATGCTGGTCAAGATAAAGTGAATCCGGGTTCGATTATTCTCTCTGCTGAAATGATGCTAAGAGATATGGGCTGGACTGAAGCAGCTGATTTGATTATCAAAGGTGTTTCAGGGGCGATTGCTAAAAAAACGGTGACCTACGATTTTGAACGTTTGATGCCGGGAGCAACTTTGCTACGTTGTTCTGAGTTTGGGGATGCGATTATTGAAAATATGGAATAA